ATGGCCACAACGAAGTCCCGCACCAAACGTCCTGCTCCGGAGAGCATCACAGCTCCTTTGGAGGGACGTGTTCCGCCACAGGCTCCCGAACTGGAGGAGGCTGTTTTGGGGGCTATCCTGCTGGAAAAAGATGCCTATATGCAAGTGGGCGAAATGCTGCGTCCCAGTACTTTCTACCTCAAAACCCATGAACTGATCTACGAGGCCATTACGCAGCTGGCACTCAATCAGAAGCCCGTGGATATGCTCACGGTGACGGAGCAGCTCAAAAAGAACGGCAATCTCGATGCGGTCGGCGGCCCCTCTTATATAGCCGGCCTGACGCTGAAAGTGGCAAGCTCAGCCAACTTGGAATTTCATGCCAAGATATTGGCACAGAAAGCTTTGAGCCGTGAGGTAATCGGCTTTTCCAGCGAAGTTCTGAAGAAAGCTTACGACGATACGGAGGACATCGAAGATCAGTTGCAGCAGGCCGAGGGACGATTGTTCGAGATCTCCCAGCACAACATGAAGCAGGACGTCCAGCCTATCGATCCGATTATCAAAGAGGCCTTGGGCGAAATCCAGATTGCAGCCAACCGTAAGGAAGGACTCAGCGGTCAGCCATCCGGTTTCCCTGCCATCGACAAGCTCACGGCCGGTTGGCAGGCTTCCGATCTGATCATCATTGCTGCCCGTCCTGCTATGGGAAAGACCGCATTCGTGCTTTCCATGGCCAAAAATATGGCTATCGACTATAATATACCCGTAGCCATATTCAATTTGGAAATGAGCAGTGTACAGCTCGTCAAGCGTCTGATGTCCAATGTCTGCGAGATTCCGGGTGAGAAGTTGAAGACCGGTCGACTCGAATCACACGAATGGGTACAGCTCGATACCAAGCTGAAAGACTTCGAAAACAAACCCCTCTACATAGACGACACTCCTTCCCTTTCCGTCTTCGAACTGCGTACCAAATCGCGCCGTCTGGTGCGCGAGTACGGCGTGAAGGTGATCATCATCGACTACCTTCAGCTCATGAACGCGAGCGGAATGTCGTTCGGCAATCGTGAACAGGAAGTCAGTACCATCTCACGCTCTCTCAAGGTTTTAGCCAAGGAACTGAAGATACCCATCATCGCTCTCTCCCAGCTCAACCGAAGTGTGGAGACCCGTCAGGGCGACATCAACAGCAAACGTCCGCAACTATCCGACTTGCGCGAATCCGGAGCCATCGAACAGGATGCCGATATGGTATGCTTCATCCATCGCCCCGAATACTACAAGATCACGGAAGACCAGCAGGGCAACTCCCTTTTGGGCATAGGCGAATTTATCATCGCCAAGCATCGTAATGGTCCTGTGGATGATGTACGTTTGCGCTTCCGCAGCGAGTTTGCCAAGTTCCTACCTCTTGAGGCCGAGAGCATGGTCAAACGCCATTCCCGTATCGGAGGCTCACCCGTGGAAATGGGTGTCGGCAACGGATCGTTCGCCCCTCCCCTACCTCCACCGGAGGACAATCCCCTCCTTTCAGGCCCCTATTCTTCCGGCACATCCGAGGCCGATTTCCTCGCCGAAGCATCGGGAATCGACAACCCTTTCTGATATTATCAGGAAACGATATTGCATATTTATGAGCCAATATACATGGCTCAGGCTCAATTAGAGCCTAATATATTAGCCATCCCTTAAAAAGCCCTTATGGGACAACTAGATAGGGTTCGGAGCAAAGACGAAACCACGGTATATAGACAGATCGAACTGAGGCTAAACACGTGCCAAAAAAGTTTTCAACAACGAAGAGGAGTTTGGAATGATTCCAAATAAGCAAGTGAAAGGAAGTGGACATTGAAGTCGAAAAGTTGAGGATACGGACTTTTTCAAGTCGAAATATGATTTTTGGAAGAGAAGATAACGATCTATATACAAACAGTTTACGATAAATATATAGATCGTTTTCGTTTTGTATATAAATCGTTTTCAATTTATATATAGATCGAAAGTCATTTCTATATAAATCGAAAGCCGAAAAGGCCACTTCGAGAGGCTATAAAACAGAGGCACCCACATGATTCGGCTCGAATCATGTGGGTGCCTTATTCTTTTGAAGGGACTGTAAGAGACCTTATTGCTGCTTATGGATCATGGGGATTATACTATTCGTCCGTATGCCAACATGGCATACATATAATATCGGCCGGCTTAATCGGCCGAAAAGATTAGGAGCATGAGGGTATTCGCAGCACATATCTAACTATCATTTAATCGTTTATCTATATAATTTCATTCGGATGAAAGGCTCTCAGGACCAGGGCAACCGCATCAAAATAGAGCTATCTTCGGGTTATGGATGTACAAGATTATTTTTCTAAGGTAGAAGATCCACGTGTAGTGGGTCGTTGCAAGCATAAGTTAAGCGATATTCTAGTTATAGCACTGGCGAGTTATCTGTGTGGAGGCGAGGATTATGAGTCCATGCATGAACTTTGCTTAGAGCGAGGAGCATCTCTTCGCCCACCGGTTGAGTTGCCGAATGGTTGTCCGAGCGTAGACACCTTCGAAAGAGTGCTCCAACGTATTGAGCCTCAGTCTCTCTATGCTTGTCTTCAAGTTTATGGGAAAGAACTCATTAGCGACTTGGAAGGTAAACATATCGCCATTGACGGCAAACGTCTGAAAGGATCGAAGAAGAAAACCGGCAGTACACATATTCTCTCAGCTTGGGTTGATGAAGTGAGTTTAAGCCTTGCTCAAGAGACTGTTGCCGAGAAACGCAATGAGTTACAAGCCATTCCGGAAGTTTTGGATAGCCTTGATTTGTCAGGGGCAGTCATCAGCATAGATGCTATGGGGACTCAAACCAACATTACAGAGCAGATTATCCAATCAGAAGCCGACTACATCCTAAGCCTCAAAGGCAATCAAAAACACTTGTATGAGGATGTTCGGGATTGCTTCACAGGACAATACAGGTGTCATCGTTTCGTTATGAAACCTTGGAGAAAGATCATGGTCGTATTGAGAAGCGGACATATACCACATTACCGGCTTCAGAGGTCTTTGAGGAGGGGGAATATCGTCAATGGCAAGGCTTGAGAAGTTTAATTCAAGTGGAGCGTGAGATTAGTAATTCAGAGGGAGAGACTCGCATAGATAGGCAGTATTATATCGGCAGTTTACCACCCGAGGATTGTCAGTTAATCGGACAATATATTCGAGGGCATTGGGGAATTGAGAATCGACTCCATTGGCATTTGGATGTAACCTTTAGGGAAGATGCTTGTCGAGCTCGTAAGGATTATTCAGCCACCAATCTAAACACGTTGAGAAAGTTTGCTTTAGCCATTGTATCCGGGCATAAAGACAAACTTTCCTTACGCAAGAGGTTATTCAAAGCAGCTCTGAATATGGACTACCTCAAAAAGCTACTAAAGATTTGATGCGGTTGCCCTGTCTCAGGACAGCGATATTCAACTCCTCATAGAGAGCTTCATCGCGGACAAATGTAAGGAAAAAGTTCAATCCCCTAAAAGGCATTAGAGCGGGTACAATCCTTTAGCTTTGTGATCGATATAGTGTAATGAGCGAAGAATATAAGCCTGAATCGGCAGTTCGAATATTGCTCAAAACCACTGCTTTTCAAGCAAACTAAATTCGCAATCTTCCTTTACACGAAAGCCGACGTGAGATAGAACGAAAAGATGGCTATAGCATCTTTGGATTCCACATCCGGCAACAGGTCTCATTCAATGCTCTGCAAAAAGATAAATGCCCTCAGAAAACCTGCCAAAACATCATCCGATTTCTAATGCAACAGTCCTGAAAAAGAAAAAGACAAAGCAACAGCATAAATTTTCAAATACAATAGTCCTCGCTCATCCTCCAAACTAATAAGGCACCCGTCGAATTCTTCTACGAATTTGACGGGTGCCTACGTTTTATCATCTCACAAACAGCCTTTTCCACTATACGATTTAATATAAACTGCTTACAATCTAACAGAAAGTAGGTTCTCACCGGAAAATATCCGTTTCCTAATCTTTTTATTTTACAACAATCCTTTGGCTATAATATAAGATATAGCCACAGAAAAACATCTGTTCCACTCTCTCTGTTATCCCTCTGTGAGGAAAGAAATTCGTATTTTTGTCCTCATTATCAAAGAATAACAACCTACTACGTGCAATCGAATATGCTCACGTCAAAAGAAATCAGAGAGTCGTTCAAGACTTTTTTTGCCTCAAAAGGTCATAAAATCGTTCCCTCTGCCCCCATGGTGATCAAAGGCGACCCCACGCTCATGTTCACCAATGCCGGCATGAATCAGTTCAAGGATATCATACTCGGAAATACCGAGGCTAAATACACTCGTGTAGCAGACTCGCAGAAGTGTCTGCGTGTAAGCGGCAAGCACAACGACCTCGAAGAGGTAGGCCATGACACCTATCATCATACCATGTTCGAGATGCTCGGCAACTGGTCGTTCGGCGATTACTTCAAGAAAGAAGCCATCGAATGGGCTTGGGAATACTTGGTGACGGTGTTGGGTCTGGATCCCCAGCGTCTCTATGCTACCGTATTCGAAGGCAACCCCGAAGAAGGCCTTGACCGCGACAACGAAGCGGCATCTTACTGGGCACAGTTTCTGCCTGAAGAACGAATCATCAACGGCAATAAGCATGACAACTTCTGGGAAATGGGCGATACCGGTCCCTGCGGTCCCTGCTCGGAAATACATATCGACCTGCGTTCGGACGAAGAGCGCGCCCAAATAAACGGTTTGGAGCTGATCAATAAGAGCCATCCGCAGGTCATTGAGATATGGAACCTCGTCTTCATGCAATACAATCGGAAAGCCGATGCTTCCCTGACGCCTCTGCCACACAAGGTGATCGATACGGGCATGGGATTCGAGCGTCTGTGTATGGCCTTGCAGGGCAAGACTTCCAATTACGATACGGATGTCTTTCAGCCTCTTATCCGTACTTTGGCTACGATGACGGGAATCGGATACGGTGAGGATTCTACCTCGGATATAGCCATGCGCGTAGTAGCCGACCACATCCGGACTATCGCCTTTGCCATCACGGACGGCCAATTGCCCTCCAATGCCAAAGCCGGCTATGTCATTCGCCGTATCCTGCGCCGTGCGGTTCGCTACGGCTACACCTTCCTACACTGCCGCGAAGCGTTCATGTACCGATTGCTGCCGACACTGATCGATACGATGGGCGATGCTTATCCCGAATTGCAAGCACAGCGCGAACTGATCAGCCGCGTGATCAAAGAAGAGGAAGAGAGTTTCCTGCGTACACTGGAAACGGGTATCCGCCTGCTGGAGAAAAAAATAGCCGACAATAAGGCTACCGGCTCCACCGTATTGGACGGTGTCGCTGCCTTCGAATTATACGATACGTTCGGATTTCCCCTCGACCTCACAGCCCTGATCCTATCGGAAAATGGGATGACGGTGGACGAATCAGGCTTCGACACGGAGATGCAGAAGCAAAAAGAGCGTGCCCGTAATGCCGCTGCCGTAGAAGCCGGCGACTGGGTAGTGCTACGTGAGGGTGAATCCAAATTCTCAGGATACGACTTCACCGAAACGGAAACAGAGATCCTGCGCTACCGTCAGGTGAAACAGAAAAACAAGGAATACTTTCAGGTGGTACTCTCGGACACTCCTTTCTATGCAGAGATGGGTGGGCAGGTAGGCGACAGCGGTCAGCTGATCGACGAATCGGGTGTAGCCTACGATGTATTCGACACCAAACGCGAAAACAACCTCTCGGTACACCTGATGAAGAAATTGCCCGAAAGCACGACGGATACTTTCGTGGCACGGATCAATCAGGACAAACGCCGCCAGGCAGAGGCCAACCATACGGCTACGCACTTGCTGCACGAAGCTCTGCGCGAAGTCCTCGGAACGCATGTGGAGCAGAAGGGTTCGTTTGTCAGCCCGGAGGTGCTTCGTTTCGACTTCTCCCACTTCGGCAAGATGTCTCCGGAGGAGATCCGCAAGGTGGAAGAATTGGTATCCGAGCGGATACGTGCCGACTTCCAACGGGAAGAGTTTCGCGATGTGCCGATTGCCGAAGCACAGGCTATGGGAGCCATGGCCCTCTTCGGAGAGAAGTATGGCGAAGAAGTGCGCGTACTCAAGTACGGCTCTTCGGTAGAGTTGTGCGGAGGTACACATATTCCCTCTACAGGCATGATCGGGGCATTCCGTATCGTTACCGAAAGTTCGATAGCATCGGGGGTTCGTCGAATCGAAGCCGTAACGGGCATCGGTGCCGAACGTTTCATATACGAGAAAGAAGATATTCTGCTGGCTGTAAAGGAGCTGTTCAACAACAATCCGAACCTGATCAAGTCCATCAAGAAAATGCTCGAAGAGGATGCAAGTCTGAAAAAACAGATAGCAGACATGAAGCACGAGCGCATGCTGAAGTTCAAAAAGTCGCTTCTCGAGCAGGATGTTCGTCGCCGTGGTATCCGTCTTTTCCTCTTTCAGGAGATCATGGAGGCAGAGACGGCCAAGGATATAGCTTTCCAAATTGCCGGCGAACTGCAAGAGAGCTTCGTCCTCATAGCGGGAACGACCGAAGGTGGTGAAAAATGCGCGCTGACAGTGATGCTTTCGAAAGATCTCACGGAGGGAGGGATGGATGCAGCCAAACTGGTACGAAGTGCCGCCAAGCATATACAGGGCGGTGGTGGTGGACAGCCACACTTCGCTACGGCGGGTGGCAAGAATCCTAAAGGACTGCCTGCTGCCATTCAGCAGATACTGACCGAAGCAGAGCTAACGGACTGATCCCCCTATAGCCCGTGGTCATCGTCGGAACAGATATTATCGGTCGTAAGCTGGTACCTGCACTGTCGGGTATGGCTTGCGACCGATTGTTTGTTTTGTGCGACGAGGCAGTGGCAACGCTGCATGCCGAGCGAATTGCTGCGATCAGAGCACTAACGGCCGCGGATGATTGGTATTTGCTCTCCGGAGGGGAAACGATCAAACAGTGGGGAAACTGCCTGCCCCTATGGCGATGGCTGAGCGAAAGAGGTGCTTCGCGCCACTCTCTATTATTGAATATAGGAGGCGGTACGATTACGGACTTGGGCGGCTTCGTCGCTTCGGTCTATAAGCGAGGTATCCGGACGGTAAATCTCAGCACAACCCTAATGGGAATGGTAGATGCTTCGGTCGGAGGGAAAACAGGCATAGACTTCGAAGGCGTCAAAAACGAGATAGGCACTTTCCATCTGCCGAAAGCGGTCTTCTGTGACTGTGCTTTCCTGTCCACCCTAACCGACCGTGAACTGCTGTCGGGACATGCCGAATTGGTAAAGCACGCTCTTCTCACGGGAGCGGATGAATGGAAAGAAGTTATTTCTTTCGATCCGTTCGGTAATAATATGGAGGCATGGGAAGAGATCGTCCGGCATAGCGTAACTTTCAAGGAGTCGATAGTAAATCGGGACTTGCACGAATCCGGACTTAGAAGCATGCTCAATCTGGGTCATACCGTCGGGCATGCGATGGAAAGCTTTTCATACACTTTGCCTGGAAATGTAGGCCTTTCGCATGGCCATGCAGTCATAATCGGCCTTATCTGCGAACTCTATTATTCGGTGGTGGCACATGGTTTCCCTCGAGAGATCCTCTACTCGCTGGTCGCATGGTCCAAAGAATACTACTCACCCTTCTTTTTCACCTGCAAGCAATATCCGTCTCTGACGGCTTTTTGCATGAAAGACAAGAAGAATCTGGGGAGCAAAATCAGGCTCATTCCACTTAAAGGGATAGGCTTACCGGCAGAACCATGTGAGATAACGGAGAAAATGTTGCACGAATGTTTCGATTTTTATCGCGAAACTCTTGGAGGGTAAATAAAAAAACCTACCTTTGCAACGCAATAAGCAAGCGGGGTGTAGCTCAGCCCGGTTAGAGTACGCGTCTGGGGGGCGTGTGGTCGCTGGTTCGAATCCAGTCACCCCGACTGGAAAGTGGGTAACTATCTATAAGCCAAGCAGTTACCCGTTGTCGCCTTGAAAAGGCGGGACAGATACGGGACAGTCCTGTATCGATCGAGAGCAGCCGAAGTCGCAAAAAATTTTTTGGCGACATGGCGAAGAACATTGATGAGATTATTTCTTACACGCCCGCGGAGCTGCGGGTGGGTAAGGAGACGTATGTGTCTCTGTACGCATACGATCCGCTGAGCAACAAGCTCAGACGGAAGCGATACAAACTGAATCATATCGAGTCGTCCGCGGAGCGCAAGCGGTACGGGCGCGAGCTTTGCGCACGACTGAACGAGCAGCTGCGCAATGGGTGGAATCCGTTTATTGAAGCGGATTCTGGGAAGGGATATGCGAAGTTTGAAGAGGCTGTCACGGACTGGATACGCAGGCAAGAGCGTCTGATGCGAGACGGGGTAACGCGTGAAGCTACGTATGTAGAGTACGCCTCGAAGGTGCGGAACCTGCTGAAGTACAATCGCAATCAGCGAATCCCCATCGTGTACATCTATCAGATGAACGCGAGTTTCCTCAACGATTTCCTGGACTATATCTATATCGATCGAGGAAATACAGCAAAGACTTACAACAACTACATACGCGTCATCAGCGTGATGTGTAAGTTTTTCCTTGCTCGAGGGTATATCAGTACAGACCCTTGTGCGCAAATCAAATCGATAAGCCGCAACCGTCTGCCTCAGAAGGAGCGGAATGTCATCAGCTCTGCAGACCTCCGAAAAATATATGAATACTTGAGCGAACACAATAGACATTTCTTGCTCGCTTGCTATCTTGAGTATTACTGTTTCGTACGTCCGAAGGAGCTGAGCATGCTGCTGGTGGGGGATATCAGCTACAAGAGTCGCACGATCCTGATACGCAAGGAGGTCGCGAAGAACAGGAAGGAGGAAATCACGACAATGCCGGAGGTGGTCATCAGGATGCTGATCGACCTCGACATACACTCTCATCCTGATAACTTCTACATTTTTTCTGAAAACTTCATGCCTGGCAGGGACAGGCGGAGCGAGAAGACTTTTCGGGATGAGTGGCTGAAGATGCGGCGCAAGCTCAAGCTCCCAGAAAATTATCAGTTTTACTCCTTGAAGGATAGCGGAGTAACAGACATGCTCGAGAGGAATATACCCGCAATCGCTGTACGGAACCAGGCGCGACACTCGAGTGTATCCGTCACGGAGATATACACGCAAAGGAGAGAGCGGAGGGCGAACGAAGAGATCGTGAAATTTGAAGGCAACTTTTAATTTTTTTTCTGTCTGCCTTGCATTTTTCGCGTCCTACAGTCCTACCGTCCTACAAAAAATCGGTGCCGATCCATTGGGTCGGCACCGAAACAACTATAAAAACTCAACTCAAACCAGCTCTGGGTAGAACACCCGAAGCCACTCTGTTATTCCGCGCGCCAATTTGGCGAGGCGGATAGGATCCGTCTCATCATCTTCGAGAACGGTGATCCGCTGCTCGCCGTTCAGGTTTCCCCTTTTGAATTTCAGCACCACCCCGGCATGGGTGTCGGTTGCGACCATGTAGCCGGGCTCCTTACTGTTGTGGAGGAGATATTTGGGCGCAGGAGTTTCTACAGGCGTAAGGCTGAGCGTATATCCAAAGACGTCAGCAATAGCCAGTATCGTGTCGAGCCGTGCGCCCGCCTTTAGCATACGGGCAACCGACGCTCGTGCCACACCTGCACGACCTGATAGATCGCGGGCAGACATGTGCATCTCCTGTCTGACAAGCTCCAGGGGTATGATTATCTCAGCATATCGGATATCTACGTCCGAGATAATCACACCTACACATTCCTCTATGCTGCACCCTATTCGATTGCATATTGCCTCTGCGACAGGCATGGTGATTTCAAACGTTCGCAGCATTTCGTCTTCAGACAGGACTTCGATGATCCAGTCCGCTGCAGTTTTTTTCGATGCAAGTATTTTATGCTTCATATGTTTTCATTTCTTGTATCTCTCAAATAGCTGCGTTATACCTTCTATCGTCTTCAAATCTAAGGATTGGTAATCCTTACTCGACACATCAAATCCCTCCTCTTTGAGGGTCTTTATATTGGGAATGTTGCTCTTTTTAGCAAGAGCCTGAACTATCCCCTTATTCTTTATGTGCGCCCCGGCTTGACACACTTCGAAGACGAACCTGAACGGCCCATCAAGCACCAGGGCAATATCTTTTACCTGGCGGAGGTGTTTCTCGCCATCCCATTTGAAATCCACAGGGCTGCTGACCTTAAAGGCCAGGCCCCAACCAGGATTCGATATTTTCATGTTTTGATAGCACTCGCCATCACCGTCGTACGCCCGCTTAATTGACAGACGTACGCCTTTTTCATGAAGTTCGACGCCATCGGCCTCCCCTTTATACTGCCCCCACGCGGACAAAATAAATGCGATTAGCTCGTCCGCTGAAACGTTCGTTATCGGCGTGGCAATGTTTTCGGCTTCTTGCCGCGCCTTTTCTTCTCTTTCTCGGGCTATCCTCTCCCTGATAGCCCTTTCTTTTTCCCGTCTGGCCTTATTCTCGGCGGACGGGTAGATCCCGCTTTCGCGGAACTCATCAAGAATCCGGCTCGGGACGTCTTTCATTTCGATTTCTCGCCAATCCCGATCGGATTGATGGTATTTATAATTACCATGCTCGCGATCCTCAAGCGCGCATGTTCCGAGTTCCGTCTCGAAAAAATATCGGGACGTTCTCGTTTTCTTTGTTTTAGAGTATTCTACGAATACAGAAACTCTTGTTGCCATTTCTTCTGTGTTTTTGTTTATTTACGTTTCTCCAACTTTATCTCAAGCATCAGACCTCTGTACAGTCTGTTCAGCGTATCAATCGACATGCTTCTTTACTCTATTTTATTTTCATACTCATGACCGTGGGTTAATTAGCCTACTATAGTACTCGTCTCTTGCCTTAATAGCTCTTTTTTTATCGATCTCATTAATGAAGCCCTCATGAGAAAGCTGCATCGCGAGCGGGCACGGATTTGATTCGTGCCTATAGATTATCATAATTTCCCCACAATAGCGGCTTCGCATTCCGATGCCCCAATTATCTTGGCGCACATAAAATGCGTTTTGATTATCTATTTCCCATGGGCTGGTTATGTTTTTTGCATACCCATTGAGCAAAACGGGCAGTCTTCTCCAAGACTTTCGCTTGCTGCTGTCCGGGACAAAAACGCACCAATCTCCGTCTATCTCCACCCAGAGGGTGTAAATCTTCCCGTCATCCGGGAGCAGGCTTGGCAACACGCACAAGTCTCCGGCCGTGGCGTACTTGGTAATCCGGGCACACCATTCGTACCCGTATAGCTCTTCCGGGTAGTGATTCCACTCCCCGGTCTTCAGCGTCTCTATTGGGCGGAAATGTACTTTCTTTCCACCCATATAGAAGTCCTTATCCACAGAGGTGAATCCCTCTATGGTGCAAGAGTCAAACAAGCTTTGGCCGACCTCATACCGTTTCTCCAAGAAGCTCATATAGGAGTTAGTCACATCTTTACACTGGAGGTTTAGACCCAAGCGTCTGCCTTCCTCGACAACCTTGTTTATCTGAGTTGTCTTTATGATATAAAATCCAGGGACATCTTCGACCACGTCTTTGTCCCCGATACCGACGATGACGGCGTCGGTATTTTTTAGTATTGATTTGGTGAGGTCTTTTTGCCCACGCCAACGACCCCATATGTTTTTCTCCGATCCCGAGATTTCATACAATCTGTCCGCAGCCGGAAAGGCACACAGGACTGTGTCTTTATTTTCAATTGTTGAATTAACTGCTGTCATAGTTTTTGTTGCGCAGTTCTCACATCGCGCGCTTCGGTCTTGTTGTTATATTTGTAAACCAATCGGTCTGTTCTTGTTGTGACCGGTTGGTCACCCGCCCCCCTGTTAGTTGCTGATCAGACGGGGGCGGGCTTTTTTTACAGGTTATGCTTCTGCTTACACTCTGCGTAAAGAGCTTCGTAAGCTTTCTTTTCTGTTGAGAAGTAATCATCAGGCGTTACTGGAGGCAGACAGTCGGCTGCTTTGATTCGATCTATAGCGAGCGTATTCTGTGATACGCATGCGTATTCGCGTCCGCGGAATTCTATTACTATTCTGTATGAGCCTCGCGATTGCAGAGGCATGAAGCGGGTTCGTTTCTTTAGTTCTTTCAGTGTCATGGTGTTTTTTTTGTGCCCCGCACGAGGCGGGGCCGGTTGATTATAAAGATGAAGTGACTTTGAGATCTGACATTGTGTAGTCGCATCCCTTGAGGTACTGATTCAGTACCATTTCTTTTGCTTCCTTTTGGTTGCGAGCGAATACGTTATAAACACTACCTGATTTCGTTGTCACTCTGAATTGTTTAACTGTTGCCTTCATTTTCTTGTTGGTTTTTTAGTTGTTAGTTGCTGTTGTTATCTCTTAACACTACAAATATACGGTATCTTTTTGACGTGGCCAAATTTTTGGCCGCTTTTTTTTATTTATTTTTTTCGTAGAGATTCATTGCGTGCATCTCCTTGCAATGATCGCGGAAATTATCTCTGCGAAGATTGACTCCCATAGCGCGATCGGCTTGTTCGATCGCCTCGGAAAGATAGCGGAAGAAGGACGCTATGCTCTTCAGCATTCGGCCCTCTTTCACCTTTCCGGCCCCTTCGAAGTAATTGAATACGACTTCAAAGTATTCTTTCTTCGAAAGAGAGGGAGTACTACCTAAGCGGCAAATGTGTTCGAAGCTCTTAGTATAAGCTTCTTCTACGTTGTTTCTGTTTCCCTTGAGTAGGGCGAGTATTTCGGGTTTCATTTCGTTGTGGGTTTCTTGTTGTTCTTTCTTTACACTACAAATATACGACGCTTTTTGATGTGGCCAAATTTTTGGCCACTATTTTTAATTGAATTTCTCTATGAGAAAACGCGTTTTGATAGATGGCATCTATATTGCAATCGTAACACACTGTAATACATACAGTTACAAAGCACTAACAAGAAAAAATAATTTTCATCAGGGCATAAAAAAGAGGGGAAGTCTTTCGACCTCCCCTCTTCTTTCTTATTTTTTTCGACTATCAACTTATGGAAGCATAGGCAACTTCCATGATGTCGAATTCGATCCCCTGCGCGGCGGCATCTTCACAGGAGAGAACTTTTTCTTTTACATATTCTGAGAATTCAGAATTGTACAACTCGTTCGGCTCGTTGTCTTCATCGAAGTAGATGCTTACATCTTCTTCGAGATCAGTTTTGTCATTAATAAAATCATAACGCGCATCTTCTATAGCATCTTCTCTATTTACATAGATGAAACCGTTCCGCCCCGTATAAATGAAGCATTCATCAACGAAAGCTTCGAACTCTTCATCGCGGGCTTCCTCGAAAGCGCGATTGAGTTCGGAGCGGGTGTCATCATTCAGAATGATAAAATCTGAAATGATATCAACGCCCTCGACGTCGTTACCGTCTTCGTCGGATGTTCGATCCCAGCCATACCCCTCGTAGTACTCATCGAGGGTTATAGCTTTATACTCTGTTACGTTCATCTTGTTAGATGAACAAGATTCGATTGATTCTTTCAGAAGACCTTTGAAGTAATTAACTACTTCTACATAGATGAAAGAGTTTACTGAAGTTGTCATTTCGTTTGTTGCTCGGTTATCGCATTGAGCTCGTCGGGCTTGTTGTTTTTTAGTTGTTAGTTGCTGTTGTTCTTTCTTTACACTACAAATATACGATGCCTTTTTGACGTGGCCAAATTTTTGGCCACTATTTTTTGATTGAATTTCTCTATGAGAAAACGCGTTTTGATAGATAGCATCTATATTACAATCGTAACACGCTGTAATACATACAGTTACAAAACATAAACAAGAAAAAAGAATTTTCATCAGAGCATAAAAAAGGGCAAACTTTTTAGGTTTGCCCTTTTCGTTTTGTCCCGAGCCCCTTCAAACTAAGGGGAGTTTGGACAGCTTTCGCTTAAAAAGTTAGCGGCGGTTACAAACCCTTTCTTTGAAACACATGCGAATATTTCAATTCCTGTCCTGCCCCCGAGGGGACAGGGCGGCTTGCGCCGCTGGTGCAATTGGTTCCGCTAACGATGCAAATATAGAAAGAGTTTCTATATGAAACAAGAAAAGCGAAAAAAATATGCGGAAGGATGATCCTCCCGCACATTTTCTGAGAGATAGAGAGGCTGTTATCCCTTACAGCCCCAGGGTTCGCAGGGGTGGAGCGTGATACGCACACCCTCGCAGTAGATGAACTTGATGCCACCACGGCCGTTGCGCACGACGACTGCAGTCTGCTTTTCGTCATCCTCGATTCCGCAGATCCTCTTCAGCATGCGAATAATCTTATCCTTCTGCTGAATGGAAATGAGCTTACTTCGAAGCTCACCATACGCGAACTCGAACACCTCTGCGTGATGCGCACCCTTGCGAGCTTTAGCCTGCTCGCTGACAGCGACGAAGAACATCTGTCCCGTCGTGTCTACATCTTTTTCTTTGCACATAGCTTGTTATAAATATTGATTAGAAAACCCCTCGACAATCTCGCGAAGAGGGATAACAAAAAGATCGTAATAAAGCAGGATAGCAGGAAGTCGAAAGGGAATCCGGATGCGCGTCGTGAGGTAGACTCTTTTGACTTGAGCTGCGACTGTGCAGACAGCTGCATGCGAGTGCGCTCTGCGGATAGCGCGCTATCGATACGCACATGAAGCAGGCTGTCTACGATAGACATTGTCAGCTCAGACCTGTACCCCGACTCGTTGTGCTCCTTGCGCTTGAGTATCGATTCCGCTGCGAGATAGCTGCCGAGGCTGTCTCGCCCGTACTGCTTTGTCTCCAGCTCGATGTCGACGGAGCCGGACAACCAAGCCTCCACCGCAGCGGCGGCGGTGGAGGTGGTGGAACGTTGCACATTCGTCTTTTGCACTGCTGTCTCTGCGCGTGCAGCATCGCTTATCACTGTCTCTGTACGTTGCGCATCGATCGAGTGCGAGTACTTACTCTTAACTCGACAACCTATCTGCAAGAGCGCTGCCGACATAGCAATAAGGACTGCAACAAAGCAGCAGATCGCGGGTCTGTTACATCGAGTTCGCTTCATAGCTCGTTCAGATACTTGATGATGCCATCCACGTGCAGCGCCGTGATCGCCTTACGCCCCTCAGGAGAGAGGAGGAATTCCACGTCCAAACGATTGTCCTGAAAAAGATTCTCCGTGAGGACGGCAGCGCAGAGCGTATTCTTCAGTATGTAGAAGTTAGCCTCTATATCCCTGTCTCCGTCCGTTGTGTCCGCCCTGTAAGGACGTTGCGCGGAGGAGTAGTACCCGTCCTTCTTCCCAGTCAGCTGACGCTCTGCATACTCTTTCAGATACACTTCAGCCGAATCGTACAGACACTCCGCGAGGCGGTCGGACTTAGTCCTCCCAGGGGTCGTATAAGCACTCCAACCCCCTGCCAGCATCCACCTGCTGCCGTCGCCTGCTGCGTCGACATGGATAGAGACAAGCAGGCAGTTCTTCGCCCCGACCTCCCTGCAGATTTCGTTGACGCGCTGCACGCGAGTGGCAAGAGATACATCCAGCTCCTCGCGCACAATGCGTTCCGCATCATAACCGCGCCGGCGTAGCTCGAGCACAACAGCATCCGCTATCTCGCGTGTGTAGAGATACTCACGCAAGCGGCCGTCTGGTGACCGCTTGCCGGGCGTGTTGATGCCGTGCCCGTTGTCGATCAGAATCCTCATACCTCTTTGTCCTCCTCGCCTGTTTCTCGCACGATTTCATCGCGCACCATCTCTCGAAGTCCGGATCGCAGCTGCAACAGCTTATACCTGTACGTATAGTCAATGCCTATAAGCGCTCCGGAAAACGTCAAGATTTCCCCGAACGCAACAAGAATGCTCTCGTGAATGATCCCCAGAGGCGGCACCCAAAAGGCGCTGAACAATAGCACAACGCCGACAAGAATAAGTCCGCAGGCGAGGTAAAACTTCACCGCGCCGGAGGGTTTTCTGTTTGTTGTCTTTTTCATTTCGTTTGTATCAATTACATACCTGTCGAACTGTCAAGGTTCGGCAGGATGGGATAAATAATTAGCGATCCGTTATCTTTTCTCACCTCGTAAATGCTTCGACGGGGGATGGAACGAATCCCCCCTACGACAGAAGCTCCTTGCAGAAGAATGCTGTTCTGAGAATTATTCTGAATACGAAACTCGAATCCATCCGGAAGGGACGAGGGTACGGTCATGTATACCGTCCTGCTTGAGCCATTATACGTCACTCGTGTCATTTTGTCGGTTATTGTGAAATTGCTCGCTGTGATGTAGTTGCGAGGGATAACTATCCCGTTCATCTTTGCCGTCCACTGCTCTTCCCCTCGCACCTGACTGACCGCTCCCCAAACGCGTTCCATGTCAGACACGCCGACTCGAGCGTCGAAGACGGAAGCATCCATCAGTAGCCAACGCACGCCTCTCGACGTGCCGATTGCTCTGAAGGTTAGAGACAAAGCTTGCGAGCAATCGATGTCCGATATCGCTCGAAACTTATTGCTGCCCGTGACGCTCGAGGACAGCTCATACCCCTTGCATCCAGAGAAAGAGGGGAGGGAGGAGCGATAGACGAAGTTGGTGAAGGGCATTGCACCAGGCGTCACGATCCCCACCTGACTGCTCGACTTATTCGTATGTATATAGAACGCGCGAGACCACATCGCACAAGCCTGCAAAGGTTCATGAACACGAGTAATCGTGATCTCCCTGTCCATCAGCAGCTCGGGGCAGGGCAGGATAATCGGAAGCCCTGCATTTGTCAGGCGGATGGTGCTGCAGACGGATCCGCTTTTTGCCTGTGCCGCTTGCTCGATAGCAGCAATTGCAGACAGGTATTCCGTGTCGGAGTTGATGAGTATCGATGGCTCCAGCTTTCCGAATTTCTCTTTCAGCTCGGAGATGGACACGCCGTGCTCGGACAGCGTTGTGTCGTGATGCTCGAGCATCTGAGACTGCTCCGGGCTGAAGGTGCCGATATCGCCTTTTTCCCCCTTCAAGTTGACGGGATTCATGCCGTTTACCTGCAGGCTCGTCCCCACCCACTTGATGGATGGGCTGAGATCGGAGGAAGAAGGCATAAAAGATAGAGGCGGATTATCCAGCTTACCCTCATACAGACACACCCAATCCACGTCTATAGACCCAAAGTCGCCGCCATTTCCCGAGGCAGAGATGGCATATAGTCTAAGACTATCAATCGAAACACCCCAACGCAGATTCGGGTAAATAACAGATACGTTCTCCCCCTCGTCTAAGGCTCCTGGTGAAAACTGTCCGTCAAAGTATGTAAGTATCTTACAGGCAGGTGTTTTCTTTGTGAATTTATATTTTATCACCATGGTGAAGAACCGGTCTACACCGGCTACTCCTACCAGCTTCTTATCCAAGTCCCACTTGGCTACCATGTAAGGAGTGCTATTATTCCCTACGACAGAAACAGGTACGCTTTTTTTTACGAGATTGACCTGCGCACCTGCACCATCCTGCGTGCTGTCTACTATGAGTGCCTCACTGCGCATTGCTACACGTTGATGTCGAAGTAATAAGTCCCCATCTCCCCGTCCGCCAGCTGCAGGCGAACATCAGTCGAGCCAGACGCCGTGACGGTCTTCTTCAGTATATCCGCGCCGGCAGGGTTCTGCTTGTACCACTTTATCGTCTTGCCACTACCCTGTACAAGCTTCTCGACACCGCCGACAAACCACTTCGGAGTCAGGACGACCTTGCCACCGATCCCCCCTACCACCTTGCCGTTACGGAAGTCGCCCACCCGGTCGACATAGAGACGTACAGCAGAGAACTCGCCCGCCTCTTTTGCTGCGATAATCTGCGCTTTTGCCGTGTTCGCCTCATTGGCAGCACTGACTGCAGCGTTGGCTTTCAGCTGAGCGAGGTTGGCCTTGTCTGCTGCATCGCTCGCTGCAGCGTTAGCGTTCGAAACAGCAGCATTAAAAGCGGGTACCTTGTCCGCAGCAGCATACTGATCCGAGTCCGAGCCGTCAGCTTTCTTCCACTTGCCTGTGGCGGGGTTGATTTTAGGTGTTACATCCTCTTTGAATGCCTGATCCGCCTTCAGCTTGCTGGCAGCGAGGTTAGCAGTAGGCTCCTTCACCTTCTCGACGATATGCACCGTGTTGGCGGTAATCTTATTCTTGAAGTGCTCGTCAGAGTCGTTTTGTTTTACCTGCTGTGTCAGATCCGCAACCGAGACGGATAGATTCGAAAAGACACCGCCACCGATTTCATTCCATCCGAAGTCCGCCGGAGATGTCGGCTCCCCCTTGACGGTGCGATGGAACTTGTACTGAAACATATTCTTCGACTGAGCAGACTCGGGACTCTGAGCATCCACTTTGATTGTATAGATGTCGCCCTCGTGCTCCAAGCACTTGTCAAGCGTATTCCAGAGCGATGCAGGCTCGTTGGAAGAGGTCGGTATGCAGTTCCCATAGTGGTACAGAACCGCGTTGTCGATCACCTTCTTCTTAACAATAGTTACATCAGCAGAGAGCGAGCCGAGGGCAGCCTGATTGCCTTGATTGACAGCCTCCTGATTAGCCTTAAAGGCTTCCAGTCCGCCGATTTTCCCTTCTGCCGCAACAACCTTGTCGTTCAATGTTAACTGCGACGCCTGAAGCCCTTGTATTTTCGACTTTTTGTCGTTTTCGAGAGCGGTGGAAGCAGCTCCCATCGCGTTGTTGAACGAGGCGATTTCCGGGGCGGACGGATTCGAATAGTCGATCTCATGATTCGCATCCTTCGTCTGAATCGTTTGAAGCGCGGTGTTGATCGCGCCTATCAGCTGTGTCTTATTGGGAAGCGTCGATGCCTCCAGCTGCTTGATCTTCGAGAGCGCAAGCGTGGAGGCGGAGAGGGAGAGACCCGCACCGTCCAATATCGACGCTACTACAAGAACTTCCGATTTCATATTCTTTTGTGTTTGAATTGTTCGATTATACGTTCATCATCATCTTTCGAGGTCTCAAGCCAGAAACGCAACTTATGCTTGAAGGCCCGCTTGATGGTCACCTCGTGCCTGCCTAACGCATAAGCGTCCCACTCCGCGTCAGTCATACCTTCATGTTTTCCCGTCTTGCTCTTGCGATGCCAAACAAAATTGACGGCCGGTACCATGGCCAGCACCTGATCCGTTATATCCTTTCCGTTGAGTCGTACCCCCACGCTCATCGTGGAAGTCGGCTCCTGCTGCAGCAGGATACCCTCGCTTGAGCGGATGAATATCTCGAGACTTTGAGCTGCTGTAATCGACTGATCGATCGAGACAGCAGTCAAGTCCGTGTACACTTGAGCTTGATGGAATGCATGTTGCTGTGCCTCTGTCGCGTAGCCCAGGGCGGTCGTATTGTTCTCTTGACTTACGACGTTGAGCTGCTGAAGCATCTGATCAGTCAGCTTGTCCGTCAAGCTCTTTTGCGCGATGAAGATCACCTTGCCGAAATACGCCAACGCGTCCTCGACAGCGACAATCTTCTCCTCTGCGTCCGAATCGATTGTGTGATGAGTCGCGAAAAACTCGCGCAAGGCATCGAGGGCCGCTTGCGCACGCTGATCCGCCTCCGTCAAAGCTACTCGCACGATGTCTACCAGCAGGGGGTTGCGCTTCAGCTCCTCCGACTGTAATCGCAGTATCTTCAGCTGCGACTGGAAGGAAGCGAGTATCGATGCAGGGGCGGAGGAGTTATGCCCCTCTTGAGAGAGATACCACGCGATGTAATCCTTGATGAGTTTATCTATGTAAGGTTGGAGTCCGGATTGGAGTCCGCTCATCAGCTGATTATACCCGATGACGCCCCATGTGTCGTTGAATAGCGCGGGGAAAAGAACCCCCTCACCCGGGCTCAGCGGCTCGAGGTTAGATGGGTGAGGGGGCAACAGAAAATCCGACGGCGCAACGGGGGGAAGAACGAGGGAAGGAGGTGTATCGTTCAAAAGCGAAACATTAAGCCCGCCCTTGTCGTCAGAGAGTCTGTATGTGAAAGTGTAATTCGAAACGTTATCGGAGGTAAGCTCCTCGCCGCCGGCTTCTGTCAGCACAATGGGATAGAGCACTCCGCCGCGGAACACGTAGCGGTTCGGGCTGCGGAAGAAGTCCAGCAGCCATGTGCGCTCGCGGAGGGAGAGGGTGCCGGTATCCTGCCTCCATGTACGCGGAGACTCGACATCGTATGTCGTAGTCGTATCCTTGCGCGCGATGGTCTTGTCTTCTGACGCGAGCACCACCGACTCTTCGCCGAACATCCTCATCGTGTCGATGCCTCCCAGCGAGTTCTCCCACAAGAACCAACGCTCATCCTCTGAGCGCGGCAGGTCGAGCACGTACTGCATCTTCGCACCGCCGGCGGCCTCGACATCGTAGTAAGCGATATGTGCGCCCTCCTCGACAGCTGCGATAGCACTCATCGCCGCAGGGCTGACGTCAAAGGTGTAGACACCTGTCTGCTGCACCTGCACCGCCTGCCCGCTGACCGCCTTGGTCGGGCCTGCGCCCTTGCGCGTATAGATCGAAAAGGATACGCTATCGTTCCGCTTGAGGTAGAGCGTCAGGTATTCAGGCTGTGCCCCCAGTACATACTTGCGCCTGCTCTGCCAGGTGAGCGGATTGGCGCGGCACCACTCTTCGAGTCCTCCCGTGATGCCTGCGGCTGCACCTCGCAGCACGCTCAACACCAAGCCGGCTGACGTCTCCTGCATAAACCGCACCGACACGGACAGCAGCATCCGCGTCTGCTGGATAAACCGATCGCCTGCAGGCACGTGATCAAAGGAGAAGTAAGGACGCAGGATATCCTGCAGGTCGATGCTCACGCGCCCACCGGCAGGCGTGTAGGAAAGAGGGATGTTCGCAAGCGAGGAGGAGCCGGCTGAAATCGAGATGACGGCGGTCAGAACCGACTCATCGGTCTCTACCACAACCGGCTGCAGATTGCCGAGCAACTGCAGACCGGCAAGGGTGATGGAAGAAGGGACTAAGCGATACATTTCTGTGATGTTTGTATCGCAAAAAAAGCACCGCGCCCAGCCTCCTCAAAGGACAGCTTATAAGGGCTTGGGATTCAAGCAAAAGAAGATCGTGAAGTAGCGCGAATCGGGTGCCGGCTGGGGGTCGACCGGGTTCAATCCTCCGCCAGGCGGATCGGGAAGCGGCTGCGGCATCGGGCTGCTTCCGAGGTCGTATCGAGAGTAAGCATAGACGTAAGGCATACCCGATTCGATCTGCTCTTTCGTCGGGGCCGGCACCACCCTGTCGCCTCGCTGCTGGAAGGCTTCGTACAGCGGCTGGTACGCCTTGCCCCAGTCGTACAAGCCCGGAGACGGTGCGTCGGGTCCATAGGTGCCCGGCCCTCCCGACTGCGCGTCGCACTCGGGCAGGTCGTCATCATCGTAGAAATGTACCTGCGAGCCGACCGGCTCGACAAGGCTGTATTTCCAGCGCAGCTCCACCTCCCACGTATGCCTCGGTAGCGCGGACAGCGTGCCGCCTGCGGACTTGAGATATTCCGAGCTGGTCAAGAAAGACTGATCGGAGGACGAAAGGTGGGGGCGCATAGAGAGGGAGCGAAGCGATACCGTCGAGGAGGAGCCGGCCGCCGTGCTATATCCGATTTTTTCGGGGAAAAATCGGTTGCCTTCGATAACGAGCGGCTTGACGGCCGACAGCGTCATCTTATCTACACCCCGAAGCTGCAATGTCGCCTCCGCCTCGGTCAATCCATATCGGAGCAGCTCCTCGTACTTGCGATAGTAAAGCTCGAACAAGCTCTTGTCTCCGTTATACAGCAGCGACTTCTGTGTAGTCGAATCGATGAGTCCGCCCTGACGGAGCACGCCCTGCCCCGAGACGGGCATGGCAAAGACGATCGGCAGTTCGCCCTTCTCCTCTTCGTCCGCCGTCTTGCCATCCGCGAGCCGGCAGAAGCTGTTCAGCCAGCGACCGTCACCCACCTGCGCAATCGCAACATCCTCGAATGCCGTCTTCGCGTAAGGGAGCTGGAGCGCGGGTACCGTGTCGCCGCAATCCACGACCTCCGCCTCGTAGTCTTTATGCTCATCGATGTAGTTCGTCACCAGCGAGCCCACGGACAGTAACTTGCCCGTCATGTCGCGCATCACCATAAACCGATACAGTATGCCGGTGCGGATGTCGATGCACAGCCCTTTCCGCTTGCGAAGCACCTCTTTCAGATTGTCAATCTGCGTATAGCCCTCGCCGTCCACGCCCTGCGGAAAGCGGGGTGCGACGAATGAAGAACTCTTCAGCTCGAGGCGGCGATACTTCTGCGGATAGCGAAAGGTCACGCTGCCGGCGAGGCGATCGGACAGGTCTGTATTCTCCTCCTCCAGCAACGTGTCGAAGCGGACGAAGCGCACCGATGTGGCGGATTCGTCTGCCACCCAACGCGACATAAACTTGCCCTCGACCGCGGACAGCAGCTCCACGACCGAGCAGTCGGGAGCCAGCTGCAGGGGGATGATATAGCCGTTCACGATCGAGTCGTAGTTGTTATTCAGCAATACAATATCCCTGTACGGGGCTTCGTCCAGCACGCCCCAGGCCGAGATGGTGTATCCGTAGTGTTTGAATATACGCTGCAATAGCGGACGTAAGCGGAGGAAGGGGGTAAGGAGGAAGCAGGCAGGGATAACGGTCATCTGTCCGCCGACGTCGATCTTCCTGTCCACATTCGCAGCGAAGATGCTACCCGCCGTAGGCGTGCGGAACTTATACTCGTTGAGTATCTGCTTATCCGCGAGGATGGGAAAGATGTCGATAATATCCGCGTCCGTCATCTCCGCCTTGCGCGCAACACTCTCGAGGTAGAGCATCGCCGCTTTGGCTGTGCCGTAGTCGAGCTTCTTGTACTGACGCTCGACCACGTCGGACAGTTTATCCTTCTGCATGACCGAATATAGCTTCCCCATATTCAGCACGAAGCTGCACTCAAACCCCTCTTCCTCGTTAGCGGATAGGAGGAGCATCTTAGCAGGAAAGAAGAAAGCACCGTCCTCGATCGACACATCGTAAGATGAGCGAATCACGCCGACACCGATGTCGTGGGGGAAGCCCAGCAGCCGTTTGTTGGAGTCGGTCGGTGGGAGGGTCACGGGGATACTGTGCTCTCCCAGCTCGGAAAAGAAGGGGTTGATGCGCGTGATCTCAACGCTGAAGTTGGCAGGCAGATCGAAAGCCTCACCGGAAACGAGTCGTATTAACATAGTTACTTCTTACGTGCAGCCTCCTCACTGCGCTCTTTTGTCTTACGCTTGCGCTCCAGCTCGCTGTACACGATCGAAGCGCGGAGACCCTCCTTGCCGGTACGGTCGAGGGTATCGATAAACTTCTCGAGTACGCGGATCGTCCGCTCATCGCGAGCCCCACCGCCCACGAGGGGCGTAAGAACCGACTGCGATTCCGCACCGCCGGCGGGCCGGATGTAACCGCCTGCCTCGTGCCCCACGTATCGATTGCGGATAACGGTAGACATGTCGATCGTCCGTATTTGTCCGCTCAATTGCGCCGCATCGAGCAGTCGGATGATGGGTGCCACGGTCGGGTTCTGCAGCGCGTCATTGCTCGCCACCCACTCCCGACTGCGACCTGCCGGCCCTTCTCCCACGATCACCGTCGGTCTGTCCACATACCCACGACGGCGCGGTTCGTGCAGGGCGCGGAAACGCTTACCGTCCTGCTCGCGCTCGACGTCTATATAGCCACCCTCTTCCCGCCCGCTGGCAACGCGGATAGGCAATCCGGATGGAGAAGAGGAGCTTCCACCCTTGCCGCCCGGCTGGGCGTTCTTCACCTTCTGTCGTTCCTGATTAGCAACTGCCACCTGTGCGGCTCCCGTCACCGCAAGAAGAGCAGCAGCCACCGAACCGCCGATCGGGCCGAGCTGCGCATAAGCCTGCATGATGGCGACGGCCGTGTTTGCAATGATTTCGGAGACCTTTACGGCGAACTGAACGTCTGCATACTTTTTTTGAATCTCGAGTTTCTCGCGCTCACGGCGCTCTTCGATTTCCGCGATCTTCTCCTGATTGCCCTGCGCGGCCTGTATCTCAGCTTCATACTTCGCATCGATGCTGGCAAGCTCCGCCTCTTTCAGTGCATTGACAGTATCGGAAATCATCGAGGACATTTTCGCAGCGAACTGTGCTACATGGGTCAGGATGATGCGTCCGCGCCCTTGCTGGTATTCCGCCTCAGAGATAAGCCCCTCCTGGTGCATCTTATTCAGACCCTCCAGCTCGAGAGATATTATATCCATGAGGGTCGCGATACCGGCAGACCTGCGAGCAGCTGCTTTGCCCGCGTTATACTCAGCCTCTATGTTCGCCAGGGCTTGCTGGTGCGCACGCTCCAGCTGCTCGGTCTCCTGATGCTCCCGTCTGAGGAGTGCCATCCGCTCCTCGTAAGCAGCAGTAAGAGCTGCGATACGAAGGCGGCGTTCGTCATCGATAGTCGCGATGCCGGCATCGTGCTTGTAATCCATCAGTGCCGTCTCCAGCTCCTTCCGAGTCGCGAGTTCTTTTTCTGCTCGATCCTTTTCCGCTGCGAGCAGACGGGCGTTCGACTCTTCTATATACTTCTCTTTGAGACCCAACGTCTGTATCTCCAGCTCCTGCAGGTCGTACTGATAATTACGCTGCAAGGTCAGACGGTGGTCGGCTGCCTCTTTTTCGATCTGCGCAAGGGATGCGTTCAGCTCGGCTTCGCTGATCTTACCTGCTGCCCGCTTCTCCTTCAGCGCGTTCCGCAATGCTTCTGCGGATTCGTCGTACAGCTTCAGCTCTGTGTCGTAGCTGCTCTTCAAGATGGAGAGCTTTGTCTTTTCGAATTCCTTAAACTCCGTCTCCTCCTTCTGCTTATGCTTGAGTCGCACATCGAGCAGCTGCCCCTGCAGCTGCTTGCGCTCAGAAGCCTCCAGCTTAGAAGCCGACAACCTGCGCTCGATGGACGAAACTGTCAGGTCATAGACAGCACGCTCGTACTGCTCGCGACTGATCAAACCGTCCGCGAGCTGTCGCTTCAGCTCGTTGGTGTCGACTGTTTCTTTCTTGCCGCCACCGCCGGTCTCTTTCTTCGTGCGCCCCAGCTGCTTCAGTCGATCGATCTCCTTTTCGATCGACTCGATCTTCTTATTCTTCGCCGTGATTTCCGCTTCGGTCGTTTCCGGCATCTGCTTTGCGACCTCGAGCAGATCTTCCTGCTCTTTGATAAGTGAGGTGGTAGCCTCCGCCACCTGCTTTGCTCCCGAAGTCATCGCCGCGGACGAAGTGGATATTTCGTTGTTAAGCGCATCGATGACCGCCTGCTGCTGCTGCATCTCGGCAGTAGTCTTCTCCATCGCGTTGCGAGCAGCCGCCAAATCCGATACCATGCCTCCCGTCTGCATGCCCACCGCCAGCCGGCGCATATCCGATCCGGATACCGCTTGCTCCTGCGACTCGATAAGCTGCTTGCGGCGCTTGTAGTCCTCCTCCGCTTTCTTCAGAGCGGCTTCGTTTTCCGCTCGCTTCTTCTCGATGAGTCGCTTCTTGCGATACGCATCCTCCAGCTCTTCCTGTGCGGCTTTCATCTTGATCTGCTTCTCCAGCTGCTGCAGATAGTTCTGTATCGCAGCAGCGTTGTGGTTGTAGAGCACACCTTCATCGGACAGAGAGGCGTTGTAAGAAGGCATGATCTCTTTCAGCTTCTCGATCGCCTCACGGCGGGTCTGGAGACTGAGCTTGTTGTTCTCGATGACGCGGGTAAGAGCGTCTATCTTACCAGCCTGCTCGGCGTAACGCTCCGAGGCGTTCTTTTCCACACGAGCGAGGGCCAAGCGTTCGTCCGAAGCCTTTTTCAGTCGCTGAGCATACAGGTACAGAGCTTGCGATACGAGCACCAAGGCTGCGATACCGAGGGCGTAGGGGTTGCTCTTGATGGTCGTGTTCAGCAGACGCTGCGCGGCGGCGGCACGTACCGTGTTGCCCGTCATCTTCGCCAGCACGAGGTTATACCGAAGGGAGGATATATGCAGCGTCTTGAGCAGTGCCGCCTTGGTCTTGAGGGAGAGGCTGTGCAGCTTCTCCGCCGCGATAGCGGCGAGCACCACTACATAGTAGGCTCCCAGGGTGGTAATCACCAGCTGACCGCCCGTCTTGACCGTCTTCCAATTCCGCTCGAGCCACGAAAATACCGCGGACAGCTTGCTCGCGACGGTATTGGACAGCTTGCTTATCCGCTCCTCCATCGAGACGAAGTACCCGCCGACCTGTATCTGCAAGTTTCGCCAGGCGGCTGCCTTGCGGGTGGCTGCTTCGGCTGCCGTGTCGATGCTTTTGCCTGACTGCGCCATCTCCTCATCGATGATCTTAGAGACCGCGAGCGTGAAGTCGCCCGTCTTTTTGAACTCCTCACTGATACGAACCGAGGACAGACCGAGATTGTCGAGGATCAGGACACTTTTTCGCCCGAGACCCTTTACGATACTGTCAGCCAGATAGTCCACGCTTTCCCCTGTGTCCTTAGCCCGCTGTTGGGCGAAGCTCAGCAGCTTGCCCATGTGTTCGATGGGGATGCCGAGGTTTTTTGCCTGCACGGTAAACTTCTTGAGCGAGGTATCATCCAGCAGCCCGCGCGTTTGCGCGCGGAGGTTGGCGAGGTAGTCCTTATCGGCAATCTTGCTGAAAGCATCATCGATACCCTGTGCCACGCCTGCCACGCGGGTACCCTCGCTGACGAAGTCCTTAGCCTTGCGGATAGCGAGCACGAATCCGAACACGATGCTCTGGATCGATAGCTGGTAACGAACAGCCTGCTTGAGCGATGCGCCGATGCCCGTCTCCACCTGTCGTGCGCCGACTTCCACCTCGCTCATCCGCTGCCGGACGGCTTTCAGTCTCTTCTCCAGCTCCGCCCACTCATGCGGAGAGAGGGCGCGGCTGGTGTTGTCCAGCTGCACCTTGAGGCGAGCGGCCTCGCGCTTGAGCTGAGCATACGACATATTCACGTAGCCGATCTTGTTCTTGTACTGCTCGAGCCGATCGGTGTTCCGGCGAATTTCAGCTGTCGTCTCCTTGTAGGCGGACTGGAGCTTTTGGTAGACGGGCAAGCCCTTGCGACCGAGCGTCTCGAGCTCGATCATCTTCTTGCGCCGCACTTCGTTCGCTTTGGTCAGCTCCTTGTTCGCTTGCGTCAGCTTATGTACTTCCTGCTGCGCCCGTGTGGAGTCGACGGATAGTATAAATTTTATTTCGTCTTCCGATAGTTTGCCCTTCTTCATTTCGATATAGTGTTACGAGTTTATTCCTGATTGCCGGCTCCTGCCTCCAGTTCTGCCTTGATGCCCTGGCGGACGGAGTCGGTCAGTCCATACTTCAGCGTCGGCAGCACCGAACCGTACATCACGCCCCAGATGACGCGATTGTACAGGGCTGCCTTATCGGCCGTCCGGATGCCCTTGCCCTTCGCGTACTTGATGTCGAGAAAGCGGACATAGGCGAGGGTGTGCAGGTAGTAAGTGCGGCCCTTTTCGGGTACCTCGACGGGCACGCTTCCGAAGAAGTCGCGCATCCTGCCCGTTCCACCGGTGAAGTATTGAGCCGCAACGCGCTGCTGTACCGTGCTGATGCGGCGGAGCCCGCCGCTCACGGTGCGGTGGATAAACTCCTTTTTGATCATTTCGTCGGTTATCATGCAGCAAAGAAACCGCGCGCGAGGAGGGTACAAAAGGACAGCACCCGACTCGTACGAACCGAATCGGGTGCTGCAAAAAAGTATAGAGAAATTTATTTTTCTTTCATCAGCCACATGAAGCGCATCGATTGCGTTCCGGGCTGCAGACCGAGCGTGAACCCTGCCTCCAGCAGGGCATCATGTACGGCCGTGGGCGTTAACCCCTTGATGTCGGGGTTGAGCTCGCGGATAGCCTCCTTCACTTCGTCGGTAGAAAAGAAGTGGGTGGCTTCGTCCGTCTTTGCGGGGGAAAAGCGGACGCGGATCGCGTCCACATAGACCTGCAGGTCTGGGGAGGGTCGGAGTTCTTCTCTCATTGGGCACCTCCTTTCGACAAGCATTCATCTATCAGTTGGTTAATCATGAGGCGGATGTAGCGGAGGTCTTCTGCACTCGCGTCATCGACTATGATGCCGAGCCCCTCTCCGTTTGGGTTTGCGTGGAGACCTCGTGTGTCATCCTGCAGGGAGAAAGAGTACAAAACTTTTTTCTTGCCGTCCACTTCTATTTCGCAGAAGCCTGTATAGGTGCAGTTCCTTCGCTTCATAGCTGACCTCCTTCTGTTTTCGTGAGTGGGGCAGAGTACGAGATAGTGCTATCATCGACATCGCTGCAGATGTCGAGTACAGTTTCGCCCTTCGCATTTACGCGAGAGCATACTTCGATATTCAAATGAAGCTCAACATTCGAGGAGTCATCAGGGAGGGTGGCGAGCATTTCTTCCAAGCAGGTTCTGAAGAAGTCTTTCGCAGACTTATCAGATGAGCTCATAAAAAAGAAACTGTTTGTAGTTCTCATTCCTCGCCTCCTTCCTGGTACAAAGATACGAGGCGGACGTCCAGACGGGCGTGCTCGCCGGAGATGCGCAGCGTCACTTCGTCTTCGAAGGTGATGGTGTCGACATCATACGACAATAGATCGTCGATGGCGAAGAAGTCCGTCATCACTTGACGTAGTTTCGTGAGAATTTCGTGGGAGGATCGATGGCATCGCTTGAGCGATACGTTAGCTTCTTCTTGCTGCACCTGCGCAGTCTGTGCCGGTGCCGGTGCCGGCTTGTTGCCATTTTGGGCAGTTCTTTTTGTTGCCATGTTGGTTCTAACATTGTAGGCGATGAAAAAAGCGGCATCGCCTGACCCGCTGTTAGAACCTTCACTGGCTTGCTCCGGCATTAACCAAGAGCGACGGGGGTGCGATACCGCAATTCTGTTTCTGTGGTTAGGGTATAAAAATACCCGCCTAAAAGTGGCAGGTCATTACTCCCACCAGTGAACGATTCTAACACTGCAAATATATTGTTTCTTTTTGAAACAGCAAGCTTTTATATAAAAAAAATCCCGTGTCACAATTGGCACGGGATTAAACATTTAAGTAGAATAATGACTACGACTCGGTCTGCTCTATAAGCAGAGCAAGAGATTTGGCAATTGCATCTTCATGTATATAGATGTCATCAAGGGATGACAACAATACCTTTACTTCTTTCTTCCCTTCCTCAAATGTAGCAAGATATTTGTTTGCCGTATTGAAGTAGAAACGACAGATCGGCTTCCGATTGTTATCATCGAGCAAGACTCCGAAATAAGACTGCGTATCACGAGATGCAACACGGTCGATACTGATATATTTTCGCAGAATGCCTTTTACAATCATATAAGCCTCTTGTTCTTCCTCCGTTGTTACAACAGCCGACGTCTCTACAGCATCCGACTCCTGAGCTTGCTCATCGGCATCTGACTCTTTAGTTTTATCCATAACCGTTTTGAAACGAGCTGTAATCAGATCATTGATTACAGACTTAAAAGACTTTTGTGTAAGTTCCTTGAACTGCTCAAATATTTTAGCGGTGATAATCCCATCATAAACTTGCTTCGCAAAGAGTCGAACCAACTGCTCGGACGGCTCATTCATTTCAGACAAAATCAAATCTTTTAGTTCCTTCATATACTTCAGCTCACTTGCTGTGCTGAGAATCTTTTCGACATCAAAATACGATTTGTGGAACTGCTTCAACTCCTCAATCTGATGTTCTCGCAGGTCAAGCATGTTTACTTCAAGAAAAGGCTTCTCATCCATTTTATTCGCTTGATCCAAATCGGTATAAAAGCGATATACAACACCATTGGTCAAGACCCCGAACTTCGCGGAAGAAACATGAAAGTAGCGAAGCAACTGATTGTCTGCGAGCGTAAGCGGATCCTTCCAGTGTTTACACTCAATCAATATAATCGGCTCGTTATTCCGCATGATTGCATAGTCAATCTTCTCACCCTTCTTTGTACCTATATCGCAGGTGTATTCCGGAACGACCTCCAACGGATTGAATACATCATACCCCATTGCCTGCATGAATGGCATAATTAGGGCGTTCTTGGTCGCTTCTTCTGTCTGAAGATTGTCTTTCAGTTTCTCTATCCTTTCAGATAGTTGTTTTAAGATGTCTCTGAAGTCCATAGTTTTTATTGTTTAGAAAAGGTAGACAAATATACATACAAAAGGGTTCAATCCGAAACAAAAATAACAAATCCCCCGTCTCCGGAGAGGCGGGGGATTGATCGGCGGTATTGCCGTGGTCAGGTCAAGCTGACTGCAGACAATTCGGTGCCGATTCGATTTATCTCTTTTTCGATCTTGCTCATCTGCTCCTTGCTGATGTATTGCCCTCTCTTGTACTGCCTCATGAGAGAGGGATTGATGCCGATACGCTTAGCCAGCGCAGATACGTTGATAAAGGAGTAGAAATCGAACAAGGAGGCGATATCGTAACGATACTCCCAGTTGAAGCTTCTTAACTCCGCAGGAAGCTCCTCACTTCCGTAAGACTCGATAACCTCTTTCACAGAGTTCTCAAAGTCACACATAGCCTCCGCCACAGTGCTACCCGTTCCCATGATCGTGAAATCCTGAAGATCAGGGGTGAAAATGAAAAATGTTCCCTCGCTGTTTCTTTCTACTAAAGCTGTCGTTTTCATAATCGATTCTATTTTATTCTATATTATTATTTATATCCAGAGGGTGCAGATAGGGCTTAGAACCCTATCTGCTTTTTTAGTTTGTTAAAGGTGCCGGGAGCTATTTCCTGTTTGCCATGCCGACCAATCTGTATCGTTCCCGGCTTCTCAGGGTGACGATATATATCGTGATTGGCTCCTGAGCGGTGGAGCACCCACCCTTTCTTTTCGGCTATCCGCCTGAGTTCATTCCATTTCATATACCTGTCATTTGATTACAATACAAATATATAACATATTTGTTACATACGCAACTTTTTCGGAGATTTTTTTAGAAAGAATCCCGCCTCGGACATAGCCGAAGGCGGGACAGAAAGGAGTGTAATCAATGACAGCACAAATATACTCAATCTGCAACTATAGCATATCCCGTCCGGAGCAGGTCAGCGAGAAAGGCTTCCTCGCTGGAGGTATCTACCTCTTTGTCGTAAAGGGAGCGATACCGCTGAGCGAACTCGATCATAAAACTTCGGTTGTCGCCCGGGTCGGAAAGCCGGCTGCCCTCACGCAGAAGGGTGACAAATTCGTTTGCGGAGGCAGCCTCTATGCTGCCCCCGTCTTGCAGGGTGTACTTATTCTTCTTCTTCATCTTCTTGTTCGTTTTTGAATTTCAGGGTTCTGTATTTTATGTACGTAAAGGTATCTTCTTCGAGTATCGCTTGCAAGTCGTCGATCGAGCTGCCTGCGAAAATGCCATCCCGTTCGCTAAACTTGATCAGGCTCTCGAGGAAGCGTACCCAGTAGTGTATCTTCTCAAACTCCGTGGTGCCTCCGTGCTGGCGAAACTCTATACTGCCGTGGCGTACGTATGCGTCGGCATTTATCTTACGGTATCTGGTCTGCAAGATCCTACGTATATCGTCTACCGATTCTGCAGCCATTATTCGATTCTCAAAATCTCGTATTTCCGAAAAACCTCTGCAGTAGCGGTTGTCACGTCTGCTTTGTGGCATAAATCGGTCGATGATCTTTTCCAATCGTGCGTAATTGACAAGTAGATGCTTCCATGTTGTAATAGTGAAGTCGCGGGCGTTGATATGAACGTGTAGCCCGCAGCTGCTATTAACCTTTGCATTTACCTCCTTGAGAGCCTTGCAAACCTTTTTTACCTCCTTGATACCCTCTTCCCCCTCAAGAATGGGGCTTACAAGCTCGAAAGGATTCTCTCCTGAAATAGAAGAGTCCGATACTATTTTCCAATGAGAGCGGGTGATATGATTGTAAGACTCAGAAAAGCAGTCTATGAATTGTCGTCTTACTGCGCGAAGAATGGCTGTGCTACTGGCGTTGTAGGCTTCTATTTCGATACCGAATTTGCGAGTAAAAGCAGAAGTGGAAATAATAGGGGCAGATACCGTTGTTGCCACCGTTACTTGCATCTTTTTATATACGTTGTAAACAAAGCCGTAATTTCCGTTAGTAACCAAGTCGGCCACCTGCCTACGGGTAAGACCCAGAAGAAGCAGCTGCTGTATTTTACGCGTCTTTGTTGTCTCCTGCGAAAGAATGCTCTGTATTTGCTGTTCCATAACCTATTGTATATCTGTTCTTTATTGTACGTCTAAGGTCGCTACAAAAAGTGGAACACGCAAGTCTTAACGCACTTATTTTCAGCGCGTTAAGATAGTTTATAAGAGTTGTATACAAGTGATTACTTCGGCTTGCCGGATAGCGTGTCGAAGCCGGAGCGCGAGAAGATCATCGTCCAGCCGGCAGACGCCAAAGCCGGGGCCTCGAAGGGGGTGATACTGTGCTCCCGGGCGATGCCTCGATAGAAGGGATCATGATTGCAGCGGAGGGCGAGTATCTCGTTCCGTATCTTGACCAGACGGGTCAGGCAGTCCTCCATCAGCAACAGCTGCTCCACGGAATCAAAGGAGCTATCGCGGAGAGGGCACGCAACGGTAACGGCCAATCGGGCGAAGTCGGAGAATTGCCCTGGTGCGGCGGTGGAATGCTCGAACTCGCCGTAGTCGACGAAGAGGTACGGCCCGTCGAGGATGGAGGTAACGCGCGTGGTTACCTTCTCGAGGGTCGGACCGAAAACGAACCGGGGCACGATGCCCAGGTAGGTCTGCTTGCCCAGCTCCGCGATCAGATCGGAATAACCGGCGACCCTGCTGGAGCCTGATGTGAAGTTCTCCAGCACACCTTCGAGGGTGGAAAACTTGGCGAAATATTTTACGACGTCGATAAACATGAGCTTGAGGGTTAGGCGTGGATGATCTGTGAAATGATGGTGAGCGGCACACCGGTCTTCTCTTCGATGTCGAGGAGTTTGACGCCGGCGTCGTGCAGGGAGCGAACGCCCTCGATGAGCTTGTTGCGCATCGATTCGAGGAAGCGGAGTACGGGCATATCCTCCACCTCCGAGGCGGAGCCGATACCGTCCGCGCACAGGTGGTAGAGGGATGCGTCCAGTCCGACAGCGTACTCCTGCGCCCCCTCCGATTGCTGGCGGTTGTTCTTCAGCAACGCGAATCGGGGAAGGGAGAATATATAAGAGGCGAGTGCTCCGAACTGGAAGGCGACGGCGCGGATGACCAAGCCGTCCGCCTCCGAAATTTTGTCCGCCAGCTGCTCCGCCCGTCGGTGCACTTCTTCAGCCGAGTATGAGGAGCCTGCATAAAGCGTGAGCACAAGGCGGAGCAGGGCAATCGGACTGCCGGCGGAAAGCAGGTCGAGCGCGTCGATGAAGCGGATGGACTGCAGGTCGGTGGAAAGCATGTCGCCCGCAGTGCATACCGTGTAACCGGTAAGCTCCTCGCCGGCGATCGTGATCCGCGGCAGGAACTGCTTCGCGAAAAGGGGTTGCCGCATCCGGTATGCCTCCTCTTTTTCATCGTACTCGAGCAGGAAGTCGACGGAGCTGGAGATGGAGAAGAGGTTCTCGCCGCCGCCGTGCTTGAACACCTTGCGGTGGTCGAGTCCCAGCGCGGTACATACATACAATGACTGCAGCGCTGCCGGTGACAGCTCGCCCCGACTCCACTGCTCGAGCAGGTCGAAAGTGGAAACGAACATTTCGTCCGAAAGCAGCTGCCATCGGTTGGGCACCGAGTAGGTGGCGGTTTCCGTGGAGAAGGAGATAAAAGGTGCGTTCATATCAAGCGAGCAGGACTATCTTATCCGATTCGTTCGCGCAAATGCCGGAGCTGCCCACAGGGCGAGAATCCGAGAGGGCTGCCACTACTGCAGAAAACGAGGTCTCCGCCTCCGCCCGAAGTCGAGCCGCCAGTTCGCGGACGGATGCAGAGAGGTCGTTGGTACCGCGAGGTGATTCCTGTTCGGAGAAGAGGTTGCGGATATTCAGGGGGAGCTCGCTGACATCGAAGCGAAGCAGTGCCAGCGAAACGACAATCTTTGCGAATGCCAAGCGGAGCTGTGCGTTCAGCTCCGGAAAGTTGATTTCCGTCGGGTCTTTCTCCTCGGCGGCGCGCAGCTTGCTGAAGAGCTGCGAATACTCGAGGTAGGCTTCGCGCTGGAACGGGAGGGTGCGGAAAAAGAAGTGATACGAGAGGTCGATCGGGTATATATCATCGAAATCGGCACAGGTACGGATGGGCACCTCTGCCAACAGGCGCGCCCAGCGGCTGCCTTTCCACTCGACTTCGTACTTAGCAGAAGTGCTGACCACTTCCAGGAGCGAATCCATCGCACTGTAGAAGTTGTCCGCATACTGCCGTCGCATGGCTTCTACTTCGTATTTATACATGTCCGCTTTTCCGCTGATCCGCTTCTCCACACTGTCGAAGGCGATATACTTCATCATTAGCAGGTTCGCCAACGCGGAGCGGATATACTTCCCCTCCGTGGAGGTTTCATCTGCTTCTACCACACGCGCCAGCAGGGGAGCCGGCAGAACGGCGGCGAGCTGCTTTTCGGCGGACGGCATGACACCGGTCAGCGCATCGATGGAGTTGCCGGCTTGGAATCCGGATACGTACCGCCGCAGAGTGGCGGAGTCGGGGAATAAGGTCTTGAGCATGTCCATATTATTCGCTTGCTTGGTTGGAGAGACGGTTCTTTGGAGAGACCTCCGACTGCTTTGCCGGCAGCGGACGATAGAAGCCGATACGGTAGCCCTGCTTGTAGAGTTCCGGGAAGTTGACGCGGATTGCCCAGTTGAATGGTTCGCAGCACTTTTCGTCATCGATGGTCAGGGTCATGAGGTATAGCAAGAGGTTGTAGTAAGTGTCCGAGCCGCTCTTGCTGATCATGCCCGGCTTGGAGATAGCCGAGATGGAGCTGTCGAGACCGACGGAGCTGACAAGCACTTCATCGATGCGCTTGTCGTGGTTGTCGAGGGCTTCGATATACTCTTTGTACTTGAGGTCGATTTCCTCGATCTTCCAACGCTGCTCGTTCCCGGAATTGTCGGTAAACGAGAAGGAGCTGAAGGCCTTGCCCTGATTGCGTGATCCGGACAGGAACTTGGAAATCTGCCGGAGCTGGTTCTGGATCAGGAGCACCAGGTTGGACTCCATGAACTCGGTACCGACATCGATACCCTCGAACAGATTGGCAGATTCGCCGGCTTTCACGCGCTTTTCGTTCTCCTTGCAGATAGCCTTCATCTGCGTTCGTTTCGCTTCCACCCAGGCGTTCGGGATCACGACATGCACCTTGGCGGCAAGGGCATTTTTCAGGAAGCTGCCGATATAGACCGGCAGGTCGTTGCTGGTCTTGAGGAATTCCTTGATACCCTCGTACACTTCGTTCAGACCGTAGATTTCGCCCGGGCTGCTCTCTCTGTGATGGGAGATGGCGGCGAACTTATACCTGTCTGCCTCGCGCAGGCGGAACAGGGGGTATATCTTGTACGATGAGGCGGACTCGCGATAGTTGCCGTAAGCGACAACCGAGAAGTCGGCGTACGAAAGCGGCGTCCGATCCGATACGGGTTTCTGGGTACCGAGTCGGCAAAAGCGATTATCCACGAACTCCAGCCCGGCAAACCGAACGGCACCGCCCACCCCGGGAGCTGCAGTCGTCCGCCACTTCACGAAGAAGTCCCGGAAAAAGTAGAACGACTTGATGCAGGCGGCGGCGAAGTCGGTGTACGACATCTCGATGCCGTTAGCCTGCCAGCTTTCCAGCCAGCTTTGTATATCGTCCTGCTTCACCCAATTCCGGCTGATACCGTCATCGGCACCGGACTGACCGTCCTCATCGGTGATTCGGTAGATGCGCGGGCCACGACCGTACAGCAGTTCCACCTGCTTGTTGATCAGGGAGGGCATCAGTCGGTTGGCCTTTAGCGACTCCGCAATCTCCTCGCAAGAGGTGTCGGCGGCACCACGGCAGAGCAGCCTGTAAGCACCGACGGTCTTATACGATTCCCCTCGCTGGGGGTGGTGGTTGGAGGTGTCGCTGAACAGTGGATCATCCAACCCGTCGATGGAGAAGGCAAGCACGGAACCTTCTCCGCTATAGACGCCGAAGCGTCCGAGTGTTTGTATCATAACCAGTCAATCTTTCTGAGCGTGAAGTTATCATGAGGGAAACCCATGTAGCGGATAAGAATCTTGTAGCACATCTTGTTGTTGCCATACTTATCCTTGAAAAGAAAGTAGTTCTCGCTCGCTACCGAGAACGCCTCTTCGGGTAGGGCGCGCCGAACCTTGCAGCCCTCGAGTACGCGGAGGGTAGTGCCGACCTTGCCCGTCTTCCGATTGTAAGGGAAGAACGCGATCTTGAAGCAGCCCTCGGGAACCTTCGACAGCTCCCTGGCCCACTCGAGCGCGCGAACTCCTTTGAGATTATCCATGATGCGAAAGTAGCGTCCGACCCACCGCATTAAAAGGACACCCCCACCCCCTCCGTCACATTTCCCGACCCGCGGCTCGCATTGCGACCCTGCCGCTTCCCCCAGCGGTACGTGGGCTTTCGCGGTATTTGAATTTTTTGCTTCACAGTTTTGAGAGCTTAAACCTTTGCGACACAAAAGGATAGTATATTTTTCAAAGTCAAACGACCCACATTTTATATCCGGGGCGGTTTGTTTTTGTGTCTCCTCGGTGGTGTTATATCGACATATTACTCGGAAGATTATCCGGGAACGGATTATATTCCGATGGCATTTGTCCGGAATAGCGTCCGTACAGCAGATAGATAAGCGCGGAGGGGAGCTGTGTAGTGAGTCCCGCCTGGTGCCTGAGCGGAACTCTGCGCTCGCTGGTCTTGTCCAGCTCGATACGTCCATCGCTCATTTTCTTTGGCGACAGCATGATTGAACTACACAAGTTCGCGCACTCGTTTTCGTCGATGAGAACTCGGGGCATAGAATTGTTCGGTCCGAAGATGAACAGCAATAATTTGTACTGCTGCCAGTGGTAGATGGTTGCGCGACCTTCGTCCATCAGTTCCACATCGAAGCCGTAACTCTCCAGCTCCCTCTTCAGAATTTTTGCGTCGGTCGTTATCTGCTCAAGCTCTTCTTTTCGCTTGTTGGCAGCGCGGTCGAAGTATAGCAGTATCCTTTTGTTTTTTGCGTAGGCTCCGAAGAAGCGATAAAAGTCCGAAGCCATTTCAGCCTGCCCCGCCGGAGCGACGGTGTAGAACTCTTTCAGGATTCGCAGGGCCTCGGCATCGTTACTCTCCTGACCGACAACCAAAGAGGCGAAAGCACCCGGGTCGTATCCGAGCAGAAGTTCTTTTCCTGAATTGTAGTACTTCAGAAAAGAAGCGTTCATCTCGAAGTGATCCTTCAGATCGATCTTCATAATATCCTGGTACCTGTACCCATCGTTGTACTGGTGCTTCGAAGGTTCGTAAGCGGCAAAGAATCTATCCACGACAGCCCGCTTCCGGATAGCGCATATAGCTGTAAGGAACTCATCTATATCCAGCGTCTCCAGCTGGGTCTTGAAGAACTTCGGACCGAGTATATCTTTGTTCACCAGCGATGATGCGCGCGCATAGTAAGTAGCATTCCGCCTCATCTCCGCCAGTCGCGGATTCCACTTCTTCAGAGCCCTTTCGATTTTCTCCAGCTCCAGCCGAGCGGCTTCCTGAACGATTGGGTTCTTCTCCGCCCGGTTGCCGAATTCGATTTGGCTTTTTCGGTAGAGCATTTCGTTTATGTAATAGGATACGGAAGCTATTTCATTGATCAGCTCTGTATCCATATTGCGTTCATACTCTTCGAACCAGTTGTCCTCACCCAAGTCGACTCGCGCCGTGTCGGATACGCCGGTGATGCCCTGGTAGTACGGCGACTGTCTCGCGCGCAGGTCGGCACCACGAAGAGAGGGGAACAATCGGGTCTTCAGCTTTTCGCCTTTCTGGTGTTTCATCTCCTCGATGAAGGCATGCACACCCGATCGACCTGCAACGGATTCGGGCTGGTCGCTCGATACCAGCTGAAGGTGGAAGCCGTTACGAAATAGGATGCTGTGCTTCGGGTAAACGATCGGATACCTCGGTCGGCGGAAGTGTCCCGGTATCTTGCTCTCTCCGACAACGTAGTCGATACCGTACTCAAGCATCGAACGTCGCCCGTCTTGGATAGGGCGACTGAACCAAGCCTGTATGTTGGGCCAGATGTTGGTGAGCAGTGCGGCATAGGTCTTGTGCACGAGAAACCCCAGCTCGGTAGGCATCGAGTTTGCCACCTTCAGAATGCGTGGGCCGAACACTCCCTCGGTCTTTCCGCCGGCGCGGGCAACCTCCATGATCTGGACGTTCGCGTCCACGAGGTTCGCGCTGATCTGCATCCGGTTCATATAGTACGACTCTCTGATATCCTCAACGAGGGGTGCCGCAACGGATTCTTTCAGGTCTTTCATTCCGTGTAGATTTCTTCAGCTTCAATATCCTGGATGTTCGCATCATTGAAGAGGCGAACCTTTTCTTTCTGATCAATTGGAAGCCCATCGATGAGGCGGCGATAGAATCCATCGTTGCTCTTCTTTGCTATTGCCTTGAGGCTCTTCTTCTCGAATCCCAAGTCGGTCAGACTTATGTCCGGTGAAATGATGAATACCGGTGCCCAAGCCTGCTCGCGGTTGGCGGCTTCGGAAGCGCGGACGCGACATTCGTGCGCGGAGTTGTAGCATTTGTAGGCAGTCTTGATATCATCGGAGGCGATTGCCAACGAAGCCAAATCCTCGTACTTGTCTGCGAAATCGGTTTCCCAAACTTTGGTCGCGACATTGTTGTCGATAGCAAAGTAAGACATCGCTGCATAGATGCGAGCCTTGCAGGTGCGGATGTCGACCGTTATTTTCTGCGACGCAAGAATACGAGTGCGCAAGCTCTTCGCCGCACGGGTGATGTTCCGCTCTGTGCTATATATCTCCGCAGCCCACTGGAGCTGGCGGACGAATATTTTCATCTCTTCAGACATAGCAGAAGATACCCCTGTAATGAGGAACGATTCCACGATGTCGGGATGAAGTTTTTCCAATTGATCAGTAAAGGTCATATTCCGAATTTTTCTCGTTTGATGTCCGCGACCTTTCTGTCGCGGATGCGATCGGCGCGCAGCTTGACGGCGTCCACATCTCCGGTCTCAGCCTGCTTGGAAAGAGCCGCGTCGATATTCCACTCACCGATAGCCGTTCCGGCGATGTACTCAGAATTGAGTCGGTCGCCTTTTGTTCCGATGCGGATAATCAGCTCGGCACGCTCGAGACCCTTCAGTCCGAGTAGGTCAGCGATCCGCTCGGGCGTGTACCCGAGCGAACCATACGTCCTGACCTTGCCGCTATAATCCTGTATCAGCAATGTCTTGTCTGCGTCCATCACGTATGAGAGTTATGGTCTTAGAAGGGAACATCTGTCGATACCGGCGGACGGATGCGTCCACGTAACGCGGATCCAGTTCGATCGCTCGGCATACGCGGTCGGTCTTTTCGCATGCGATAAGCGTAGAGCCGCTTCCTGAGAAAAAGTCGATGACCGTATCTCGAGCTTGAGATGAGTTCTGGATCGGATAAGCGATAAGCGGGATCGGCTTCATGGTCGGATGGATGGCGTTCCGCTGCGGACGATCGAACTGCCAGACGGTCGACTGCCGGCGGTCGGAGTACCACTTGTGTGCAGCTCCCGGCACCCAGCCGTACAGTACCGGCTCGTGTTGCCACTGGTAGTCTTGGCGACCCATGGCAAATGAGTTCTTCATCCAGATACAGCATTGGGCGAACTTGAAGCCGGCTTCCACGAATGCGCGGCGGAAGTTGGAGCCCTCTGTGTCGGCATGGAAAACATAGATAGCTGCACCCTCGTGCATTACGGACTTGATGCTTTTGAAGACTTGACGAAGGAACGACAAGAATTCGTCGTTCGACATCGAGTCGTTCTCGATAGTCATCTGCTCTTCGGTCTCTCCCACATAGGATACGTTGTAGGGAGGGTCGGTAACACAGAGGTCTGCTTTCTCTCCTTGCATCAGGAGGTCGACAAATTTTTTAGACTGACAGTCACCGCAAACCAGGCGGTGATCCCCCAATACCCAGACGTCGCCAAGCCTTGATACACACTTCGACTCTTCCGAAACTTCCAGCTCTACATCATCGACATCTTCGAGCTCCGAATCAGGAGAAAGACTATAGTCGATTGTTTCTGCGCTTGCAGGGGTCTCGAACGCAATCGGCTCAAAGGGAAGCTCGAAAGTATCGAGCGTATTCCGGTCTATCTCGTATCGTTCGAAAAGAAGCGAATCTTGGTTGATGGTCGCGAACGAAGAATTGAAGGCGGCGATCTCTTCTACTGCTTCCTTCTTCGAAGCTGCTTGTATGGGTTGGTAAGGGATGGGGGGGATATCCCATCCTCTTTGCCGAAGACCCATCAATGCTTTCTTGCGTTGATGGGCATCGATGATGTACAACTTACCGTCTTCATCCTGCCAGGCGGTAAAGGCATACTTGAATCCTCGCTCGATGATGATCATCTGAAGAGCCTTCAGTTTCTCGGAATCTTCGTGCTTGAAGTCTTCCTGCAGCTCGATAAACTCGGACACATCCGCTACTGGGAGGTTACCCAGGTTATAGACTGTTATCTGTTTCATTGGCTAAAATTTTTCGGAACACCTCCATACGCCCACGGTGCTTATCGCGCAGGCGTTCGTTCTTCGTTATATCCTTCTTTTTTTTCGGATCGCGTATATAGCTGTCATAGCGATCCACATTTTTTTTGCAGTTGGCAAACTCTTTGAGGAAGGCGGCGGGATTGCTATCCTTCAGCAGCTGTAAGTCTCGATGTTCCGCGCGGTGAATGACAAGCGGATGTTTGCAGAGGAACTTACCAGTCAGGTTGTAAGACTTCAGCTCCTCGAATACCATGTTCTGCCGAATCCGCGCTTCCGCCAGTTCCTTGATGTCCTCATCGGTCGGGCGGGCATCGATTCTAAGCGACAACTCTCGCATGAGACGGAATTCGTCGATGCGAGAGTTGTATAAGACTGTCGCAAGCTGAACGTCAGGATTGCTCAGCTCACGCCATTTGATCAGCGGGTATTCGTCTTCTTTTTGCTTTTTGCCGGACGCTTCCCACTTTTTTTTTGCTCCTTCAAATCATCGGCGATTTCGGACACCTGACCTTCAAGATCATCCATACGACCATTCAGATCATCGGTCTGACCAGAGAAGTCGTTGACTTGATCCTTCAGACCCAGGTTCTCTCCTTCGACGTCAGTGGTTCCGTCACCGTCTTGGTTTTGAGTCTGCTGCTCCTCGGTTCCGCCATCGTCTTGGTTTTGAGTCTGCTGGTCCTCGGTTCCGCCATCGTCTTGGTTTTGAGTCTGCTGGTCTTTAGGAGGTTCAGCGTCGTTGGTCTCAGGATTCATGATTTCGTCGCGCATATTCTCAATAGCTTCTCGAGTAACGATATCCAACAGCGCATGAAGAACGACCTCATGCCTGGGCCCGGCGGGGCGGATATCAAGAGACTCGGAGTGCTCGGGGGCTACTTTGCGGAGGATTTCGAGATCGACTTCCGCAAACCGCTCACGTGCGAGGTCTCGCACGTGAACGCATTTTGCTCTGAAGTTATACATCGTTAGCCTCCGTTGTTTTCGCCGCCCGTGTAGCGGACAGGTTGATAGATGCTGGAGTTCTCGAAGGTGATGGTTCCGCTTCGACTGTCTTTGTTGTTACGGATATCGTACTCTTTGAGTACCATCGGTTTGCAGACCGTTCCTACTAAATAAGACAAATCTTCAGGGCCACACTCTTCGATGATGATGAGAAACTTAGTGCCTACGTACTGCTCCACAAAACGAAGCACTTCTTCCCTGAAGCCTCCGAGGACTGCCGTCACCGTATTTGTTCCTGAAACGGTGATGTCCCCTTTGCTTCCCTTACTGTTAAATTCAGGAATCGTATGGCATTCGATGCTGGCTATTTTGGCTCCCTCTTTCAGGGGTATCTTTTTAATCGCTCCAGGCTTCGACTCGTCCGCTGTCATCTTTTGCGTTCGGTCGATGTCGGTCAGGCGAATCAATCTAATACGATAGCCGAGACTCTCGCCGGATACTTCTATATCCGAAACGTCTCCGATATCGGCCATCGGGATAATAGCACCAGCCAAGGAAACTGCGCCCGCAGGCACAAGAGGCTCCAAGACTCCGAGCGATTGAAGGATCGCTCCACAGATGAGCAGGCCTATCACAGCAATGATGCCAAAGACCAGCCTTTTGATTCTATTCTTTTTAAACATATCCAAAAATTTTACAACCCATGCAGGGAGTAGTTCCCTGCACGAGTTAGGTTATTCATCGACCACCAGGCACGTTGGGCTGCAACTTTTTGTTGATAGTCCGTTTGCCGGATTCGCATCTCTCAAGCTCCAAGAAACCATCGCCCGAATCATTAGGAACGACCATCAAGTAGTCGCCCTCCTTTGTCGGGGTAAAGGCTTTCGTGATGCCTGCGAACTTGTCCGACTTCGCAACAGTGGTTGCGTTCGTCGTGTTCGCTCCGCATCGCAGGATATAAGCGGCACCCTTGCGGGCGTTCTTGATATCCGTGAGCGCTGTGGCAGAAGTGTTCTCGCCGATCATGAAGATGATCCCATTTCTTGCATCCGCGGTTGTCGCGCCCGGCTCGAGGGTCACGGAAGGCAAGTTCATGAATATCTTCTGCAACTCGAAGTCGTTAGCCTTCAGGGCTTCGAAGTCCGCGAACGGAGCTCCTACGAAAGAGGCGGACGCACCTTCTTTCCAAACAGCCCATACAAACACGGCTTCCATTTCGTCCTTCATCTTCGCGCCGAACATCTCACCGGGTACGTTCTCCAGCAAGTTCAGGTTACCCGGCTGCTGGATAAACATCAGCTTGAGGTTGTCCATATTGGGAACCCACTGGATGGAAATATCGGTATCAGGTACACGACCCATCATACCATCCGTTCCCGAGAAGTCGTTGTCAGACTTGTACTTCGCACGCAGACACTCTCTCCACCACGGCTTGTGCCGGTCGTTGAGATAGATCACGTAGGAGGAAGCCTGCTGATCTACGTCCAACTTTTCGAGGAAGTCCTTCGTGAATTCCTTTACAGCATCCAACATGGTGGTGTCGGTATAGCTGTCGTAAGCGGGATGCGTCAAAGGCATCAGCTTACATTCGTTCATGTAACGAATCAGCGAATACACGATACCGGTGCCGGCATTCAGATAGTGACCGGGAGTTCCATTGGTGGGCTTCACGTAGATACCCATCATCTGACGATGGTTCTGCTCGGAGATCATTTGCTCGTAGATACGAAGCAGCATCCACTCAATCATTGACCACTTGATCGGATCACTACCATCGGTATTCAGATAGCCGATGTACAAGCGTTCGATTTCTTTCATTTGAGGGAAGAAAATCTTTGCCATCGAGTCGTCGACGTAGCCCATTTCCGGCTCGAGCTTCATGCCACCCTTGAACACACGTCCGGGCTGCCAAGCTTGAGAAACCTCTGAGAAGAAGGCGTTAGTGATCAGTTCGCGGTCTTGGATGTTGGAGCGAAGCGGGAAGATGCCTACTACGCTCTGTCTCTTAATGACATGAGCGATAAGGGCATCCTGACGAATCACAACGTACTGGTCGCCCAGCCCGGCATTGCCGAGATTTGTTGTGTTCGTTGCGAATTCGCCGGCGGCGAGCTTCTTCGGATCAAGCATCTTGTTCGCCTTCAGGAAGGCGTAACGAGCTGCGAGTGTTTTACCGTAATCGCCGACGGCGGCACGGAAGGCGGATCCATCTTTTTCTTCGTCAACAGCGTTCAGAGTGGCATAGCCAACATTCTGCGCGATTCGGTTCCAACGCTTATCCATCGCAAAGACGGGGTGCTCGATACCGAAGAGGTGCTTTTCTGTCGTGCCGGGGCCGTGGACTGAAAGCGGTTTCTGTACTGTTTCCATGGGTACATCTTTTTTAGCGGCAGACGCAAGCGTCGCAAGCTGCTCATTAAGCTGCGCGATCGTCGCGTTCTGCGAATTGACCAATTCTGTCATCTTCCTGACAGCTTCTACAAGAGAGGGCTGAGGTTCCTCTTCTTTTTCAGAAGACACCTCTGGCATTGCCTCATTGATAATAGCCAATGCCTTCTCTCTCTCTTCTTCGACCTGACTGGACTGGACTGCCTGGCTGAGAGCCGTAGCCATTCCAATGCCGTGCTGGCGTTGGAATTCGGCCTCAATAGCCTCCCATTCCTGTTGCGTCAGGGTCTCGGCTTTTGCCTTCTCGACAAAACCAAGGGCGGTGAGAACCGCCATGAGCATTTTTGAAAACTTCATAAATTATCTGGGTAAGAAAGTGAGTGCTTTGTTTCGGGCGGATATCGTATTCAGATATTCCTGCCCTCCTCGATGCGCTTGAGATAGCGCATCTTCGAGTGAGAGTATCTCATCGACAAGACCAACCTGAATGGCTTCTTCTGCTCGATAGTCTTCACCGCGCAGTGCAGGATGGTCATCCTTCAGTTCTGCGAGAGCAGGTCGAGCGGAGCGAACAGCATTAACGAACTGATCCCGTAACGGGTTCAGCTCTTTCTTGATAAACTCATCCGGCTTCTCGTTGTAGAGAGCATCCAGAATCTTTTTGTTCTTGAGGTCGCTTCCATCAGCATACAGCTGCACATCCTTGATGCCCAACTTTTCGAAGAGACCCTTCATGTTCGTAAACTGACACATGACCCCAATTGAGCCGATGGTGCAGTTTGGCGTCTCAACCGTTATGCGCTGTGCGGTACATCCTATATAGTATGCCGCTGATGCGCATACCTTTTCGACATGCGCGAAGATGGGTTTCTCAAGTGATGAGAGGGTTGCGAACAATCGATCGAGGTACCAGGCTTCGCCACCACCGGAAGAGATATGGATGAAGTGAGCGGCGATGTTGGGATTCGATTCTGCCGATCGCAGCTCTTTCTCCATTCGCTTAGAGGAGAAGTACCAGTCCCAAGGATAATCCGCGCGCACGAGTCCGGCAACTCGATAGTACGCCAGCGAGCATTCCGGCACATCGCTGCTGCTGAGGTCGGTTCCGGATACAAGGCTGATGCCGTTGATTTCTTTAACGATTGCATCCGCCTTCTTTTTGCACTCTTCTGTATAGGAGTACTCAGAACGCGGAATGATGATGTCAGCTACAGCCTTGTAGAACTCGCTGACATCGATAAGCCAGCCCGACGGATTGAATACCAAATCGAGCGACTCTTTTGATATTTCTTTTAGATTTAGAATAGACACGACTGATTCTTTTGACGCGAAGATAGAAGCGCAAGAATCTGTCGTAAAGGACTCTATTAGAGCATGTGGGGCGTTAAGCTGATGTGTTTCAGGTGCAGAATAGCCTTGTTGAGGTGGGGGCGAATGCTCACCTGTGCCGGGTAATCAGCTGATCCGATGACAAACTTTTTACCATCGGACGCCTGCAAGCAGACCACACACCTGCGCAAGAAAGAGAACTGCAGACGCGTCGCCTCATCGGGCATGTCTATAATAATGTCCTGGTCTACTTCATATCGCAGACCGTACGCGCCCTTTGCGACAGAGGATTGCAGCGAAAAAGGCTCAGTATCAAACTGATAAGGAAACAATAATATATCACTCGAAGACAGCATTGTCTCGATGGCTTTCGCCGAACTATTTCGGATGATGGCGACGCCGATTCGGTTGCAGAATTCTCTATTCATATTCCCATATATTCTAAGCCGTTCTACCTCGTTCTGCTCTGTCGGACGGACAGATACGCTTTGTTATCGTTTTTTTTTGTATCTCCTTATTTCTGTATTTGGACGAAGAACTCGCTTCCATCTGTAGTAATTCTTTCTTATAGCTTCATCTGATATGCTTTGAATATTATATCGCAGCATGAAAGCTTCGATGGAAGTAATATAGTCGATATTATATCGATGCTTCTGCTCATCGAGATACTCGTGTACCTCCGCCCAGAAGCGTACCTCGATCTTACTTTCGATATGCCTCACGGCTCGAGCACCGAGGTAGTTCCAATATTCAGGATTCTTCCCCTCGCGGCGGCTGGGGATCGCAAGCGGAAGATTACCCTCATCGATCGGAGCGGAAGGAGGTCTTTTCGATGTCAGATTGTAGATAGTGATGTACAAGTCATCACTATCAGGCAAGCAAACAGCCTGCTCGACATCATTCCAGTATTTCGCCTTCATATACTCCGCTAAATGCGGTTTTATATCAATTTTCGTGACCGTCATTTCGTAACTGATTGGTTTACAATGTTATATATTTTTTTTCTATCACCATGCCGAGTTTTTGTGTTTTTCTTGTTCCGCTTCGCATTTTTTGCGTCCTACAGACCTACAGACCTACAAGATTTATTCGATAATCAGCCAAGTCTCTATATATCAACACTTTACGAAAATAGAATTTTGTAGGCCGGAGAAAAGGGCTGTAGTTCTTGTAGGACGGATGTAGGAAGTACCTACAAATCCTTAAACCTACAAAAAACGGCCTTCGTCCTACAAAAAACAGCAAATATCCTACAACGTCCTACAACGTCCTACAAAATAAATAAATATCTAACTATCTAACTACTAACTACTTACATACTACATACTATTGAACAATTTGTCCATTTTTACCCTCTTGTTGGACGGTAGGACGGTTTTTGTTGCTTTTTTCGTGGTTTTGCGCGGTTCAAATTCCGTTTAATCTTCTTTTTTGTCATAGGGGGTACGGGGGATTTCGTTCGTTTCCCTGCACAAGTATGGAAAGAAATGTCCGCCTTCCGAACCTGCCAACGAAAAAAAATGTCCAGCCGCCAACGAAAAAGCGCGCCTGTCAGGGGCGCGCTGTTCCGTTGACTAACGAATTCTGCTTGTGAGCTTACTTAGGCTTCAGACGGTCTATCATTTCTCTGTAGTTTCGCTCCTCCGTCGGTATATCACCTCTGAAGCGAATCGTCGCGATACGGGACCATTCTTCATAACATTCTTTGCAATACCATAAACGAAGGATGGCGATATAGTATCCCATGCCGGACTCTTGCCGACAATGATCGCAGATAGCAAAGCGATCGAGCCTCTTCGATACCTCCTCCATATTGGCTACAATCACGAGGGAGCCAGGCTTTGTTGTAGTAAAAGTCAATATCATAGGGCTTATCCAATCTCTTCGTGCGGATCCACGGAGAGATCCGACAATTCGAAGTCATAAACAAATACATAAGGATTGCTCTCCCATGTGCCTTTTCCTGAAAGCACATCTATCAGAGCGGCGTAAGCCTCCTTAGGGCTGCGACCGATTAGCTGTTTGGTTGAGCCTTTTTTGTCATAATAAGTTACGTTATACTCTGTATGAGTTGCTGAGTTTCCCCAGTTGTTGCTTGTCTCTACCTCTCGAACCCCTTCTAATAGCACCTCATCATCAGTGATATCTTGGAGGCGCTGTAGCCGCACATTCTTTATCTTTATATGATGCTGCATAAAATCAGGCTTCACAAACATTTTGTTGCCCCATCCTTTATGATCCCTATAGTTGTCCCATATGAGCTTTCGGACAAATCTTCTTATAATGCCAAGCTCGTTCAAGTGTTCCGTCATGTAATCATACGTATCCTTGTAAGATTGCGCTATCGCGACGAGCTCTCCGGGCTTATATCTGGAATTGACCCAGATGGGGTCGGCGGGAGAATAGAACTTTAGACATTTTTCGAGACGGCGAGTTTGGGTCTTTCGCCTCTCCAAGACTGCTTGTGTCAAAAGAAAGCGGTCGTTAAACATTATTTTTCGCATATAATATCTTTACTCGGGTGAAATAAATCCAGCAGCTTTCACAGATCAAGGAATATGGGCGTTCCATCTTTCTCTTTGTGTGCTTTACAAGCCACTGCAGATGTACATCCACACGAAAACCAAGCAATAACCATTTCATTTTTCATTTGACATTAATATTTTTTTGTGTTTGATGAATTTTTAGTTGTTATTTCATGAATAGCACCCAGTGGGTATTGCTTCGTTTCCCACTCTTATGTCCAAGAATTGGGCTCTGACTTGTCAACTTCAAAATTTCCGAAAGGCGTATATCCGTCTCATTCCACTTGAAAATGAGGAAGCCTCCAGGCTTTAGCACCCGAAAGCATTCCGCAAAACCACGAGACAAGGTTTCTTTCCAATCCGCACCGAGGCTTCCATATTTTGTCATCTGCCAACCCTTGGATTCTTTCTCGGAGCCGGAATACTTAAGGTGTGGCGGGTCAAAGACAACTCCCGAGAAGGAGCAGTCATCGTATGGCATACTCGTGAAGTCAGCAACCACATCTGGGCGCACCTCGAACTTACGTCCATCGCAGAGAGTAGTTTCTATCGCCCTTATATCCTGAAAAAGAACTCGAGGATCCTCCTTGTTGAAGTAAAACATCTTGCCTCCGCAGCAAGCGTCAAGAATATCCTTCATGTTATTCTCTGAAATTTCTGATTTTTTTATGGACCTTGGGGCAAATGTCACCGATGCGCATTGCGCCATCGGGCAGTCCATAATCACAACTGACAGGGTCACCATCTCCATCGACGAAACAGTGCGAGCAGTTTAGACATTTTCTCTTCATCAGAACACCTCCTCTTTCTCTTCGTAGAAGACCTCGCGCGCAAGGTCGACCTCTACACTACTGTACAGCGCATCGTAATCGAACACCACGCAGGAAGTGACGTCGCACTTGTCCACGCGGACGCGGACGCTCATCTTGTCTGTTGGCGATTCCGGTATCATACCTCCGTTCAGCACATCTTCCTGCGCCGGTATATGACCCGTCACTGCTGATCGAGAACGTTCCTCTGTCTCCTGCCAGGTAAAGCGTGTACTGGAGGATCGACCGATGTAGTATGGCGTGCCCTCAAGATACTTCTGCAGGGAGCTTTGAGAGAGGCAGTCCCTTCCGATCAGGCGCGCATAGTTGGGATATATGCTCGACACCTTGAGGTAAAGTAGGCGGCGGCCGGGCTCCACGGGGATGGTCTCCGACACACGGCCGGCCTTCGAGATCGTAATCGTGCCCGTCCGTGGGTGGTCGATCTTGTAGTCGCGACCCGGCAGCACCTTGCCGTCATTGATAAGCGTCGCGATAGATTGGAAGAAGGTATTCACCTTGTTCGAGTTCGACAGCGCCTCCACTTGTTTGATCACCTTCTCGGTGGCGAGCTCGAAAAACTCCTCGTATCCGAAGGGGAGGACAAGGTCTGTATGTCGCTCGATGAGGCGAAGCATCCCCAGAAAGAGGCTCACTGTGTTTAATACACGGGGAAGAGCTTCGCAGTTCGAAAGCTTTCCGCGAACGGCGTTGTGCAGCTCCTTCAAGCTCGCCTGCTGGAGACTGCGGAAGAACTCGCGCACCTTCGGACGAATCGCCAGCACTTGAAATAGCAGGTGGTGCAGCCCTTGCGCTTCGTATGCCTTCAAGCGATTGAAGACCTCTTTCTCTTCCTCGCTCCACTCCCCGTGCAGCGGCACATCGCAGATAACGCATCTATTACCCAGCGATCCGTCGTCCTTCTGCGGGTTCTCCTGTCCGAGCAGGATGATAGGAGCGTTCACGCGAGTGGTCTCCACATCCTTGCTGTCTGCACTCTTACGCTTCTGCCGCCCCTCGCCATCGTACACCGCAGCCTTCAGCGACTGCAGTGTCACGTCAGGCAGCTCATCATTGTACTCGTCGAGCATCACGGGGATGTTACGATATCGCTCCAACAGCGAGGAGAGGGCAGGATAGGTACCCAGATTGAGGTTAAAGAAGGGAGCCTCTTCGGGCATATAGAGTGCACGGGTACTGTATGCGATCTTACTCTTACCCGAGTTGGTCGGGCCAACGAAGAACAAAGCCGTGAACAATCGATCGAAGAGGAAGATGTCCGAGCGGAAGGCGCACATGATCGAGTAGATGATGGCCCATTTGCCGTTGTTGTTAATCTTGTACACCTCGTTCATCAACTCCGCCCATTCGGCGAAGGTGATGTCCGCGTGCTTCGATGGGTCGTACTTCAGATACTTGCTCTGCCTGTCCGCATCGGATTCGTCAGTGCTCTTATCGATGTGGATGCGGCTGAATGTCGGCAAGAAGAAGCCTTCGCCCTCGTGCTCCACCAGCCCGATTTCATCGACGGGGGAGAAGAGCATCTCTCCGTCCACCTCGTGATAGAAACCGTTCGAGAATGCGAAGAATCCCTTGTCGCTCCACCCCAGCGTCTCCAGCTCGGAGCAGGCGCGGAACTTATCCGCCATCGCGTGCAGTATCGCGCGGAGTCGCTCTTGCGTACCGTTCGTAAAGCAGAGCCCGCCGCGCTCCCACATGCGAGCCTCGAACTGGGAGAGCTGCAGCATCTCTTTCGAGACGAAGTCCATGAAAGTTTTCCCGTTCTTGTTCGCCACGCTGAGCTCCACGATGCGGCGGTTCTTGTTGCTGTCATCGTGAAGGATGTGGACAAGTGGCTCTATGTAGAAGTTGCCCACGCGGACAAAGCCTTTGCCGGAGCGGTCTGAGAACATATAGCCGATGTTCCGAGTCCCCTTGCCGTTCCGCAGGGGGAAGAAGCCGTGTCGCTGGTACTGCTTCCTCAGCTCTTCATCCTCCATCACGTAGTCAGGAACGGCGTCCATGTTCAGAACGACGGCGTTCCCTTCTTCGTCCTCGATGCTGTTGTTCCGCATCCGGCTCTCGTTCTTTCTGAGCTTGATGTAGGGATCGGCTATCGAGTTCAGCGCCTGCTTGGTTACGTCGAGCATGCGAGCATAGCTGGTCATGTTCGCCGCACGGGTGGTGTCATCCGCATAGCTGATCTCCTCCGCCACGCGCTTGAGCACCTCGGTGCGGACATTTTCGGGAGCCTCTTTGAAGTCTGAATACAGGCTTACGTAGAACTCCGTCCACCCCATCTCGCGAATGCTGCTGACCAGGTGGCGGTGCTCCTCGCCGGAGCCGTCATCGTAAGTCTCGTACTTGTTCTCCTTGCGCTCAAGCGTGATGTCGAAACCGGCGCGGGCCATCGCCTTCAGGGTGATGAGCGCTTGAGGCTCCTCCATCGAATCGGGTATCTTGATCTCCACGCTGGAGCGGACACGGTCGGTGATGGAGCGCAGCTCCTGCAGGTCATAGAGGCTCGGTATTCCGTACACGAGGAGAGCGGGCGTATTGCCCCACTTCTCCCCGAAGGCATCGGGGCACCAGTGCAGTTCCACGGTCGGGCGCTTGCCCTCGGCAGCTTCGCGCAGCTCATCCATGCCGAAGAAGCCATTCGCCTCCGGCTGGGTCTCCACCTCGCGGCGAGGACGCTGTTCGCGGAATCGCTGCACCGCATGGGAGAGGTCTTCACGATTCGTCTTGCTTAGCCCTGCGAGCGTCTTCGTCAGCATACCTGCAGTGATGCTGTCAGGCACGAGCGATATCATCTTGCAGAGGTCAGTAATAAGGTCGGACAGACCCAGCGCATCATCCTCGTTGGTATCAGAGGAGGTATAGAGATAGGATATGATATCCTTGCTGCTCTTGAGCATCTTGGTACGATCCTTCTCAGAGGCAGATAGGAAATAAGAATCCGGATCGTGACCTGCCGGCAGGGCGATGGCGCGCACGTTCAAACCCACGCTCATCAGCACCTCGGCGTTTCGCTTGCAGGCTTTCCGCCCAGCCTCATCGGCATCGTATATAAGCGTCACGTTCTCAGCGTAGCGCAGTATCAGGCGTGCCTGGTGCTCGGTCAAGGCTGTGCCGCTGCCGCAGACCGTGTTGCGCACACCGATGGCAGCCATGCGCATCACATCCACCTGCCCCTCCACGAGGTAGGCGAGGTTCTGCTTCGTGATTTCTCGCTTCGCCTGCCACAGCCCGAAGAGCACCCGCCCCTTGCTGAAGAGCGGTGTGTCTGGGCTATTCAGGTATTTGGCTTCGCTCTTGCCGTCCACGCACCTTCCTGTGAAGCCGACCACCCGTCCCGTAACGGTGTGGAAAGGCCACACGATACGGCCGCTGAAGCGGTCGTACATTCGTCCATGCTCGTTGCGTCCGGCAAGCCCTGCCTCTATCAGCACATCATCCTGATGCCCGTATGTGTGGGCTTCGTTCAGGAGGAAGTCCCTCGAGGATGGGGCGTATCCCGTCTCGTACAGGTCGAGCACCTCGGAGGGGATGGAGCGAGCGGTAGCGAATTCCTCCGCTGCAGGGTCTGCCATGCACCCGCGGTAGCTGTCGCGGGCGAAGGTGAGTGCTACTTCAAGCGACTCGCGCTTGCGCTGTTTCTTCAGTTCATCCTCCGTCAGCTTCGGCTCCGGCATTTTGATGCCGGCCCTCTCGGCCAGCTTCTTCACCGCTTCGTGGAAAGATATGTCCTCGAACTTTTGTACGAACTTGAACACATTGCCACCTTCGCCACAACCGAAACACTTCCAAATATCCTTAGAAGGGGACACCATCAGAGAGGCGTTGTTGTCCGCGTGGAAGGGGCATGTACACTTGTAGTTCGCCCCCGCGCGGCGGAGCGATACGTACTCGGATATTACTTTCTCGATGTTCGAGGCAGCGCGTACGCTGTCGATAATTTCTTGAGGAATCATGTCTGTGGGCTTATTTTTTCATCGATTCGGCGATCCGCCGGTTGCGTTCGCATAGCTGCTGAAAGCTCAGCAGGTAAATATTGCCCGACTCGGTCGTATGAGGGGTACGGCAACAGGTTCCGATTGACCCAGACACGGGGATATACTTACTTCCGTCCATCGCTAAGTTGTTTTTTTAGGTTATTGATAATCGCTGCATACTCTTCAGCCGCGCCGTCCTGTGCCTCTTCGACGGACTCGTATTCTCCCATCTTCGAGAGGACGGCCGAGTCCGCGAATGTTTGCTCTACATACAGCTGCACGCGCAGCTTGCGAGAGACTTCTTTTATGATAAACCGCAGACGCAGATCAAACAGCGTCAGTATATCACACGAGTATTCATCGATGAGGACTCCGTCCTCGGTCGGGCGGCGGAAATGCCATTTCAGTTTGTTCGTCATATGGTTGGGTTTGAGTTGTGTGTACGATGGATGGCAGCTGCGGAGGTGATCTGTCGGGACAGACCCTGCAGCGTGTGAGAGCGGAAATGCAGATAGATACCACGGCTCCGGACGGAGGCGTGGTATACGATGCGGCCGCGCGGCTGCTTTCGCAGTCGGTAGCGGGTCTTTGTAGCGTGGGGGAACTCGGCTCGGATGGTAGTCTCCATCCAGCTCATGATGGATTGCCTCAGAAATTCGAGACGGAGACGAGCGTTTTCGTGGCTCGGGCACGCGTCTGAAGGGGATACAACGCTCCCGCGACAAACATCTTTTTCTGTGTAAGGCATAACAGAATGGTATTTGTTAGGGCTGTAAAAAAGCGAGGGTACAGCCTTTCCCTCTGCCTTACACTCACGCGGAGCAGTCGGCGCATTAACGCTCGACGAGGGGGTACTGTACCCATATGTATTCGGATGCGGATATAAAAAATCCGCTCCGAAAATTGAAGCGGCATCCCGCTCCGCGTTTATGTAAGGCACTGCAAACATAAACAGAAAAAACGGAACAACGCAATACTGTATCATTTTCGTGAGGTCGCGAAAAAGGTCAATCGAATAAATCCTGACGGGTCTCCTCGGCGGCACGGAAGCGTTTCCATTTCCGAGCCAACTCCATGCGGCACTCCTGCCACTCTACATAGGCAGGGTCTTGCGCCAATTGATTCTCCAGCTTGCGGATCTTCTTCTTTGTCTCGGCGATCTCGCTATACAAACGCAAGCGATCGTTCATCTTCCCATGGAAGTGCTGATACAGGATGTCATAGCACTCACGCTTGTACAGCTGCAGCTCTTCACTTGCACTTCGTATCGAGAACACCCATCCGTATATAAGATGCTCCGGCAAGCATGCCATGTGCCGGCTCTGTTTTCCTGATGGCTGCATGGGTTGTTTAACCAATACTGGAGCGAGTATTGGGTCTGACAGAATGTTTTGATACTGACGGTTGTAATTTACATTTAGGGATGCGCATACAGACTTCACGCTAATCCAAAACTTCCCATCTATACATGTGTATAGAATCTTCTTGCCATTAAACTCGATAAAATTTTCAATCATGATATTTTATTTTTCCTGCAAACGCAGGTGTTGTTTTTTGAGACCTGCGTTTGCTAAACAGCAAACGCAGCTATTGTTTTTTGTGACCCGCGTTAGCTAAACAGCTAACGCAGCTATTTCCTTCTCTATGCGCGCGGACGGCTTAGATATACATGTATGCAATAGCGCAAGAATATCAGTGCTATCTCGACGCGAAAGAATGTTTCGGTATCTCTACGTGCGACACAAACGGTAGGCAGCAACGCCCACGAAGGGAAGCGGTCATGCTTTGTCGTTATCATGATCCTCGACCAGCTCTATGAATAGGAACTCCAAGGCTGCACTCCAGCCGGCTTGAAAGTCCATGCGAGCAGCATCGACGAAGTGCGTCGGTATCTGCTTCTTCTTACGATAAGCTTCGAAGGCTTTATTCTTCGCTTCTCTTATTTTTTCTTCTGTTATCATAATTGTTCGGTTGTGGATTCTCCGCCACTGGCAGAAAATCCGGATTGTCAAATAGGGTCTGTTGTAACGCCTCGATGAACTCCACCCCTGTCACGCCCAGCTCGGTGGCGACCTTCTTACAGATGTCCACCGAAGCCCGCACCTCTCCACGATACATCTTCCAGAAGAGATTTCGGCAGATGCCCGTCCTCTTGTAGAAGTCCATCGTGGGCGTGAAGTACTCGGGGTGACCGTTAAACTTTGCCTTTATGAGTCCGAAGAGCGGATTTTCCATCACCACCGCGCGCGGAGTCAGGCGCATGCGGTGTATCTTGAGTCTCACTGCTGTCACGCTTCTTTTCAGCCGCTTCGCGATTTCGCTCAGCGGCAGCACGTCGATATTTTCTATCAAGAATTTCTCTTCGCACTCGATCCAGGGTTGGGTCATCATAGCGGGTAAAGTGTTTTATTTCTTTATCGAAATATCCTCCGTGCCCTTCGGCGAGGTATAGCCAGAGCACCGCGAGGAATCTGCGTTTGGTCTGTGGTGTGCATCGGCTCTCTATATCGAGAGGGACGTAAGGCGGTTGTCGTAGGATGGCAGCATACACCCTGTTCACGTAATCGCGGAAAGCATCCTTGCCCATTTCGGCTTCGACCTGCTGTACATCCGCGAAGCTCCGAGGGAGCAGCTGCCGGTTTCCTACTTCTTTCCCAACCACAGGATTCGTCTATATCTATGCGGACACATGCGTGTCCACAAGCATTTGTATCTTTTTCTTCAGAGCCTCGCTCTTGTCGATCGGGAGCCACACCGACACATACCGTTCGTCGAACGCTGCTATCGATATGCCCTTGTCGAGCGCAAGGATAGCCGGCTCCAATATCCGCAGCTGGCTGATAACAGATGCGGCACCCTCACGGGGGTAAATATTTACCTTTTTGGTCTTCATGATGACACCTCTTTTTCTATTTCTTTCTTCAGTACGATGAGCTCGCTATCAGGAGCGAGCTTCTGCTTTCTTGTCTCATTCACATGCATGCAGATAGCCTCTACCAGCTGCTCTGCTGCAGAGACGGATATCCCCATGATGTTGATCCCGCCACGTCCGTCTATCTCAACATACATGCTCTTCCTTTTTAGAGATGCATCTTGATATCATTCCATTTATTTTCTTGTATCCTTCTACAGCTTTAATCAGAGCTTCAGCGAAGCTTGAATCGCTCATCATACTATAAAGAGTAAGCTTAGTCAACATCTCATCGGATCCTCTCACTGAGACCGTACAGGTCTCCTCTTCTGCATACATGAAGAGGAGACATCGTCCTTTTAACTCATCGGGAGGAAGCGTATCTACAACAGCTGCAATCCTTTTCACTTTTTCTTCTATTCCATCCATCTTTTCTTGCCTGCATTAAGCCAGAGGGGGCAGGCGGCCCTGTTAATTTTTATGATCGAGAGCGACCGAAGTCGCTTTGTGGCAAGGCGTGGAGTCGAACCACGCACGTAGTCATGAGGTCAAAAACCCGAAAAAAAACCTCGGGAGAACGCCCCAAATACCTTCTCCCCAATACTTGCCGTGCGCCGCCCTGTATCCTCACGGATATGCTCGCGGCATCTTCTTAGAAAACCACAACCACCGTCTTCAACGGGATGTGTTTGCATATTTCTTTTTCTTAATGGCTTCCGTATCCGGTGAGCCATCAGCATATCGTCCGCCACGCTCGAGTGCAATCTTGCGGATCGCAATAGCCTGACGGGTACTTGTCCTGAAGCTGAGAGCGCGATTCACAAACTGAATCGTTACGCCCAAATCCGCCGCGATTTGATTTTTCAGCGTCGGATGTATGAAAATCCTAATCATTTGCGTTTGTACTACATGGTTCCATCAGAACCACACGGCAAATATAAAACAAGTTGCCGAAAACAGCAACTTTTTGTTGCTGAAAATGGAAACACTGTTGCTATAAGAGGCTTTTAACAATATTATTAACGTAGTAATTTTATTAGTTATGGATTTAGAGAAACAGGTCATTAAGAACATCTTTGAAATCGTTAGGATTAAAGGTTTTAAGGAGCAAGTGATCGCGGAAGCGATCGAACTTGACAAGACGGCAGTGAGTAAGATCAAGAGTGGAAAGAAGGCGCTCCGCATCTCCATGTTGCCGGCAATCGCAACTGCGCTCGAAGTTTCGGTTGTCGATCTGATTACTTACCCGACCAAGTACGCAGAGGAAATCTGCACGCGCACGCTCGAAGAGCAGGTTTCTGTAACGTTCCATGTACCCCTATCCAGGCGCAAAGAGCTGCTTGCGATGATCGTACCTCCGACAGAAGAGAAAGCAACACTTAACCCCTAA